GGGCTTTGAACGATTGTTGATTATGTTAAAAGATTTTGGGAGAATAAAATAATGCCTAAAAAAATTGTTAAGCCAACGCCGAAGGAAAAAGCAGAAATCGACAGGCGTATGCTAAAGAAGTACGGACCCAAACGCATTTATAAGGAAAAAGGGAGCTGGGTTACTAAACTTAAAAGCGATGTAAAGGCTTACTTCAAGAAGGAGAAGAAGAAAAAGAAGAAGAAACACGATACTGCCAGGACGAGTGCTGTTGAAGCCCGACTAAGACAGAGTGGCATGACAGAACAAGAAATTAAACGCTTGAGAGGAAAGTAATGGTTACAAGTTATTATGAACGTGGTGCTACTGGTGTCGGTGGAACTACTCAACAGATTGCCGCAGTCAACAGAGCAAATCTGAGATACGCTGCTTCGCGTAAGTATGCTGCTCCGTCAGCCAAAGCAGGCCCGTCTATGCCAGCAGAAGCACGTGCGGCCTGGGAACAGGCTATCGCACACTACGCACCCGGTGGTGGTTATGGCAAAGGTGTGGAAGCTGGGCTAGAGCGTGGAAGAACAAAAGCACTTGCTAGTGGTACACAGAGTCTGGTTAGTGCTGGGCTTTATGGCACCACTACGACTGCTGGTCTTGGCAAGAAGTATGAGGAAGAAGTGGCTATGCCAGCACGTGCTAGAGTGGAAAGCACAAGGGCACAGGCCATAGCTAATCTCAAAGCTGGGTACGCCGGTGCGATGCAAAGTGGCTATGAGTCAGCGGCAGACAGGTCATTGAGAATGAATTTGGCAAGTATGCAGGATGTTGGACAGGGCTTTGACCAGATGACGACTAGTGAACGCACAGGCCCAGATCAATTGGCTATGCAGGAGACTATGAACAGAATGCGTACTCACCAGGGTCAGGTTCCAAGTCCATTTGGGAGAGGTCGCAGAGGTGGTTACAGTCCACCGATAAAAGGATGGGGCGGTGGAATAACATCTCCACAACCAGGAACTGCTAGTAGTTATTATTAAGGTTTAAAATGGCACTAATAGCCAGTCCAAAAGATGGCGACTGGACCAGTCTGAGGTCGGCCCTACGTAAGTTGGCTTCTCTCAAACTTGGCACTGACAGTACGCCTACGTTTGCTGGATTGACACTTTTAGGCACACTAACTCTGCCCTACATAACCGAGGGTTCTGTTTTATTTGCTGGTCCAGATGGTTTAATTTCTCAGAACAATGCAAATTTTTCTTGGAATGATGCTACTGATGTTCTGACCGTAGCAGGTCTGTTAGACCTCAACCCCGCGATAACATCTGGTCTGCCAAATAGAATAATCGACATAGAGAACTCTACGGCACTAACTGCTGAAACCCATTGGACAGGCATAAGAATATCCGGTGATAATCTGGACCCATCTGGCGTAGATACTCTAATTAGGGGTGTGGCCGTTAATATGTCAGGCGTTGACACTACAAACACGCCCGAATCTGTTGATGGCATTAGAATTTCTATGCCAATAGGAAACGGAACCATCCACGCCCTGCACACCTTAGAAGGTAAGATAAGACAGGATTTTACAATAGGTTCGGATGCCTATGCTCACTATACAAGCCACGATGTTATTTTAGATGCTGCAAATCTAAATGCTAATTCAGCCGTTCACGCTATTGATATAGCTACGTCGGGCGGTATTCCTGCCGGTGAAGTTGTGGGGCTTGGATGTCATTCTTACGTAGCTCCTATTCACCAACATATAGGGACTTATACAAGTCCATCCCAGACCGAATACGCGGGTCGCAAGACAGGCGGGGGTTCGACCTGGGCCGATGGCGTTGATACTGAGGAATGTTTTGTTCAGAACTCCGACGAGGTTTATATTGGTTCGACTGCTAAGTTTACTGAAGCAGAAGTAATAATGGGTACGCCCGGAACTAAGACGGCATCGCCTACTTTCTGGTTCAACACCGCCCCGGACACTTGGACACAGTTTTTCCCGTCTGACGACACACTTGGTTTCACACAATCAGGTTTGATAAGATGGGACTCCGCCGACCTTACGACATGGACGAATGACGGCGACCCTGGTGGGGCCAATTCATCCGCTGGCTATTGGATTAAGATTATAAGAACCGCAGGTCCAGACCCCGGAACACCCACACCTACTGCAATAAAGACTGGCACAACAACTCTTAACTATTGGGACAAGGACGGGAACATCTTAACCACTGGCACACTTGGTGCTGGGGCAACTACTTTATCCGGCAGCCTTGATATGGATGGCAACGCCATTACCGATATAAACTCACTGGCTTTTGACCTTGCAAAAGATTATCAGTTTGCCGGAAGTGCCTTGAATCATTTAGGCTTGACTACGACAGGGGCTGGTCAGGGTATGGCATTTCAGCTTTTTAGTGCTGACGGCGATGGGAAAGCCGTTGCAGCTCATATTTTTGGTTATGGTACTATTGATGGTCTTGCAGACAGACATAGGCTGATAGTTGGATGGAGCAACGCAACCACGCAATATGAAATAAGAACTCTTTGGACCGACTCTGGTATAGTAGAAAGAGAACAAAATTTAGTTCTGTCAACTATGGACTCCAACGGTAATGATAATACCGACCAGCTTAAACTTACTACAGATGGCAATGTTTCGATGTCAGGCAACCTCTTAATGTCTGGACATATAGCTTTTTCTCAGGTCGATGAGAACGAGAGGATTGATTCTGAACTCGATGGGTATATGGACTACAGGGCTACTATAGGGCAAGGGTTTTATATCGGTGGGACCGAGCAAGTCCGGCTCGTAGATGGTATCTTTGGGCCTGTGACTGACAGCGATGTGGATTTGGGCCTTAATGTTGCAAGATGGAAGGATTTATATGTTGATAGCATTATAGTAACGGATAATATAACCGTTGGCGGCACTGTGGATGGAATTGATATAGCGACCGATGTTGCGGCCAATACGACACACGCCGCAGACAGTACACAGGCCCACTCGGATTATCTTATAAACGATGGCAACGACTCTACGAGCGGGACGCTAACAGCGGCGGGATTTATCACCGCTGGCAATATCGGGGATGGAACATATACTAACACTGTGGCCCAGCTTGCGACAGCCTCGATAAACTTTGTGATAGACGGTGGTGGGGCCGAGATAGCAGATGGACAGACAGGACACCTCAGAGTACCATTCGCCTGTACAATTATATCGTGTACTATGTTAGCCGACCAATCTGGGAGCATTGTGGTTGATATTTGGAAAGACACCTATGCTAACTTTCCACCAGACAATACCGACAGTATAACCGACGCGGGCACAAGTCCGACCATAAGCGGAGCTACAAAATCAGAACCGTCTATTGCAAGCTGGACAGTTACTATCGCCGCCGGAGATGTTTTGGCCTATAACGTGGACTCTTGCACAGATATAGAAAGATGTACCATAGAGTTGAAAGTTATAAAGGATAACGCGTGACCTGTTTAAGACAAAAAGACAAGCCGAAGATTTGCGAGGACTTTCCCAAGACGGCGGCCCACATAAAGAACTTTGATAAATGCACCTATGTATTTAAGGACGGGAATCGCTCCGGCTATTGCTGTGATTGTGAACAGTGTTGTGTAAATATGCGATGGGGTAAAGTTAAAGATAAGGTTTGCAGATGGCTCAAGAAATCCTAAATGCTGGCAGCGTTGATCAGACCAATGCGGTATGGACGGACTCTGCCAATATAATCGGGCAATATAATGCAACAAAAAACCCGGCCTATGTTGAGCAGGATGGTTCTGGTGATTATTATGGCGACATGCTTCTTGAAAATACGGCTAATACCCCAACGGCGATAAACCACTTCAAGATTATTTATTGGGACTCTGCCGCGGCCCAAAATAATGATGACTTTTTATTGCGATTTTATAACAACCCCACCGGCTGGGTATCTTTTATAAACGCACCATTAGAAGTAGCTGAAACCGAATATATAGACGATATAACCGAAAACTTTCTCACCGCCATTCAAACCCAGTTTGCAGCAGCGGAAGATAAGGCGGCATGGGTTAATGCTTTTGCTGTTCGGTATCATATCGACGTAGTAAAAGGAGCCGATGGTATTATAATTTCCACTTTCGGTATGGAGATGGAAATCGAATACACACCAGCAGCAGGCTTTATCCGCTCACACGGTTACATTATAGGATAACATTATGGCTATATTAAACTTAACACTTGAAATACCAGAAGCAAACATAGCGGCTGCAAAGGCAGGATTTTTTGAAGTGTATCACAACAGTGCTACGATACCAGACCCTAACGACCCTGAAAAAACCATACCGGCATACACTGACAAGGAATGGTTTGAGAAAAAGATGCAGGTGTGGGTAAACAAAATATGCAGACGTGGGTGGGATAGAATAAGAGACCGTGAAGCGATTATAGTGGAAGACATATTTACAGAGTAGACAGGAGACAAGCAAATTATGGCTGGACTACCCTATCAAAAATTACCTGCTCAACAGCGTAACCCTTCAATCACACTCAAGAATAGGCAGGATCAAGAATACGAGTATCTGCAATCTCAATATACCAGTGAGGCCAGAGCACTTGAGCAAGCTACAATGTCTGATAGAGACTTTGGGCAACGTGTAAACCAGCTTAACACCAAATACACTCAGCTTGTCAATAAATTTAAATTCCAGGCACAGCAAGAAGCACAGCAGCTTCAACAGATAGATATGCTGGTTCAGCAGGGCCAGATAGACGAAGCTGCTGGTAGGGAGGCGTCATGGCGTCTTGTGCTGCCACCGGAGACTGAACGAGCTATGTTCCCGTCACAGGGAGCACAGGCAACGCCATACTCTATGTCGCAGATGAGGGGTGCCATATCAGCATCGATAGATGAGTTCGCACAGGGTGCCACAGACACGCCGGGATTAGAGTGGGGAGATCCAAAGAAAGAAGTAGGCAGTTTAATTAACCAGTACATGCAGTGGAGAAACATGACAGGCTATGACAACTTGAACCCGGTACGACAGAATCAGCTTGACATACAGTGGGACGCGAAAATGCGTGATGAAGACAAGTTTGAGAAGTGGTTCACAGATGACAAAAAACGTAAGCCACTCGCACAAGTATCGGCCCTGCGTCCGACTGGCCGCATAGGTGACGCCATGAAGAAAAGGGTGCTTGGTTCTTTGTCCACTACCATCAGTCCGATAGGTGCGTCCATTAAGAAAGAGAAAGAGAAATTAGATTTTAGATTTAGTAAGCCGACCGCCTACGATATTCCGAAGCCAAAACCAAAAGAACAGCCGTCACCAGACCAACTTAAACGTGCAGGAACTGAAGCAGCATATAACGCAGGGGTAAAATTAGGATATTGGGAATGATAAATGAGTTTTGAATCTTGGAAAAGAGAAAACGAGGCACAGGGCGTCGTAGCAGAGTCATCCGGCTTTGATAAGTGGAAGCAGGAAAACGCCAAAGCTGGCATTATACCTACAGGTGGCAACTATGCTCAACAGCTTGTTGGTGCCCTGACTAAAGGTGGCATGAGTGTAGGACGTGCCATTACGGAGGTACCAAGGCATCTAGGCAAAACCATTAGTATGCTCGAACCTGGAAGTGAAGCTGACTACTTCAAGCAGCAAGAAAAAGACATAGCAGCAGAAGAAGCTAAAATAACTGCTGATCCCAAGTATAAACCTCCACTTTGGTATAAGCTGAGTAAGAGTGGCGAAAAAGCAGGTGCGACTTATTCAGGATTGTCCAAAGAACACAAGCTAGGAATGGCAGTCATTTTAGATTCTCACCCTGAATGGGAGTCAGAACCACCTGAGAATTTCCTTGATCTGTTAACTAGTCCTAGAAAGTTATCCCTGGCTGTAACTGAAGCAATACCACTCTTGTTAGCTGCTGGTGTAACCACTGCTGCTGGTGCACCGCAGGTTGCACTTGGTATGATGTACGCCACAGAAGGGCAAGGGATGTATGACCAGGCAATTGCCGATGGAGCATCGCCAGAACAGGCTGAGGTAGCCTATCATCTATACGGCAGTGTAGCCGCCATCCTTGAGAATCTACAGTTGAGTCACATAATGAAGGGTTCCAAAGGTCTTTACGGTGCTGTGCTTGGTAGAACTGCACAGAAGTTAGCTGGAAAATCAATCACTGTAGAGATAGTTAAAATAGCTGCACAGGAAGCCTTAGAAGAAATATCACAGGGAACCTGGCAAGAAGCTACTGCTAAAATAGTGTATGGTAAAGACCCTGAAGGTGGACTGACTGGATTTATAGATAGACGAGCACAGGAAGGACTCATTGGGTTCACTATGGGTCTTGGTGCTGGAGGCGGTGGTGCCGTTGCCGGTAAGATAGCACAACGTAAAGTACCACCTGTTAAAGAAGAACCAGCAAGAAAGAAAGAAGAAAGAGAACTTTTGGCAGGCACTCCTTATGGGGAGGCAAACATTCCTGGGTTAACTGCAAAAATTTTCACTGTTTCAAACATTGCTGATACTCTGACTGCTAAAACTAAAGTTCCAGTAAAGGGAAGAAAGCAGAAGATGCAGACGCTGTCTGATGAGCACGCTGCAATCATAGCGGGTTATGAAAAAGTTTCTGATGTTATAGATAAGAACCCAGATGCTCTCAGCGAATTAGTTGCCATCAAGAACTTGCTTCCAGCATATACAGAAGCTGTAGAGAGCTTCAAGAAAAATCCAACTAGAGAAACCCGCAACACGGTCCAGGAAATTACTGATAAGATTGGTGAACTCCGTGGGGCTTACGCTGACAAACTTGCGGGAATCAAAGACGTTGCTAGGATAGCTAAGGGAGTAGAGACAGTGGAGGTCAAACGAGAAAAACAGATTGTCGATAAATACCTTGCAGAACACGATGCATCTAAAGGTACAGTTCCGGCAAGAAAACCATATTTGTCATCACGAGACGAGCAATTTGCTGCAAAAGTAGCGGAAGGTAAGGAACCTGGACGGCCATCAGCTATTTTGCCAGATGAGATGGAACATGCCGAAGATGCTATTCGCATTGGCAAAAAACTCGGATACCATCCAGACGACATTGCGGCATATTTACAGGAAAACTATATCACCAAGCCGCAAGCAGCAGAGGTTGCACTTGAAACTCCTGACCAAGCAATTGGAAAACAATATGGACTTGAACCAACTGAAACACAGACACGTCTCGACGATGCTGAAGTACGCTATCGTGAGCTGAAGAACAAGCCCACGAAGAAACGCTCGAAGGCAGAGAACAAGGAACTAGCTTTCCTCAGACGTAATCGCACCAACATTGAAGCCATCCTTGAGCGTGAGACTTCACCCATAGAGAACAAGATGCCGAGGAAAAAGATATTTGAACTTGGACACAGGATTCCTGAGCTTCTAGGTATGACTGAATTACAACGTCGTGATTTCAACCGTGAGATAACTGGACAGATTTCTATGAAGGACATGACACCTGCTCAACGTCAACAGGTTGTGACAGCACTTGGTAAAGAAGCCAAGGAACGTGGCATAGATATGAAAACGGAGTTAAAGACTTCCCCGGTTGGAGAACTGGTTGTCAAACTGGAAGAAAGAAAACAGAAGCCTATGTTAACACGCAGAGATAAACGCAATCTGACAAAGCTTCGTAGGGTGATGTACTCCCTGAAGTCAGGAACTGGTTTCTATTTCCTGCACATGTCGAGACTCAAACGTGTCTGTCGTGCTCTTGATAACTATGAAGACGATGGACCATTCACCAAATATATTCACCGGCCCACGAAGACTGGTGACACTCAGGCCAATGTAAACTTTTCAAACGTGATGCGGATAGCCATTGAGTCATTCAATGAAGCTGACATTGATGTGTCCACCATGATGACCGAGGTCAAAGACATTGGCATCAAGACCAAATTGACAACGGCTGAACGCATAGGTGTCTTTGCACTTGCTCAGAACGAGAATACCATGAATCACCTCTTGTCTGAATTTGACAAAGATGAGGTTGCGAAGATAGCTAAGTCAGTCAAGGAATCAAAAGATGAAATGTACGTCGCTGATAGCATCAAGGCATACTTTGAACATGGCTGGCCAATGTTCCAACAGATAGCAAAAGCCAGCGGCGTAGCAAGTGGCTTGGTCAAAGAAAAGAATTACATCACAGCTTTTGTAACTGACAAGAACGACTTAAATCAAACTGATTTCTTAGAAGGCCTGACACAGCCGTTTGCGGAGGGCAAGAAAGTTCCCGGCCAGGAGCTCACCATCAAGCGTAAGCGTGGTGCCAGACGTAACATAGAGCTAAACATCTTCACCATCCATGCACGTGCAGCAAGGTCTATAGAACGCTTCAAGGTCATGGCACCATTAGCTAAAAAAGTTGGTGGTATTATGAACAACAGAAAGTTCAAGCAAGCAATGAACAACGCTACCTATGGTCACGGTGTTGGGGCAGTTAACATGTGGCTGCGTGACAGCATACGCGGCAGTGCGGCTTACGACACTTCAGTAATTTCCAAGAGTCTGAGATGTCTGCGTACCATGGGAATCTATTATGTGCTTGGCTACAAGATCTTAACAGCAGGTAAGCAAGGTATATCGCTCCTGACTGCTGCTTCTATACACCCTGGCATGGTGCCCTTGCTTGTGGCGAACATGACCAACAACGCCATGCCTGGACGGTTCAGCGAGATGATTAACTTCGTGGAATCAAAATCAGATCTAGTGAAGACTAGAGATTGGAACCGTGATCTGAGAACTGCCTGGGACACCAAGGCTGTCAAGAAACTATACGCTGGCAAAAAACTTTCACCTATATCTATGCGTATGGCGTCAGCGGTGGACCACTTCACAGTGGTCACAGTTTGGAAGTCAGCCTATCAGTTGGCCCAGATGCAAAACATGAATGAAGAAGAATCTGTTCAATTCGCAGATGGAGTAATAGAAAGAACCCAGCCAATGGGTAAGGCTGTCGATTTACCTAACTTCTTTAGGGGCAACGAGTTAGAGAGGAACCTGACCATATTCCAGAACCAAGTTAACCAGAATGGTAACATGCTTTGGTATGACATCTTCGGTGAGTGGAAGGCCAAGAAGATCAGCACACCCATGATGAGCTATAGGCTTCTGGCATCGCAGATTTTACCTGCACTGCTACTCGGAATGATCTCACGTGGTCGCCCACCGGAAGATATTAAAGAAGTAGCCAAGGACATGTTCATGTATCTCGTATCGCCATTCACGTTCTTAGGCCCATGGATCTACAACATAGCAGTTGGTGAATACGGTCCGAGACGCATGATAGCAGAGACTGCTCTGGTTGAGACAGCGAAGCTGGGTGCTGCTGTAAGATCAGGAGATCCAGAGAAGATAATCAAACGTGGAGCACGTGCTGTTGGTGCTTGGTCTGGTGGTAAGATTCCACTGCAAGCCATCACCACTGCTGAAGGTGCGTGGAGACTTGCAAATGGCGAGACAAAAGACTTCCGTGAATTAGTGTGGAGTCAATATGCTTTGAAATCAAAGAAGAAAAAGACAGGAGGGTTTACCTACTAATGGATAGTAAAGACCACGACTTATTGATTGAGGTTAATGAACGTACCAAAACCGTTAAGACCATACTCTGCAACCACCTCAAGCATCACTTCGCGTTCAACATGGTGCTGTTGGCTTCCATGTTCACACTTGCGGCGTCTGTGCTGCTACTGATCCTTGGGAAATAAACTTATTCAACTCCCCACTCTAGTCGCTGCAAAACCCACAGATCATTGAACTGATGACTGTCATCTGCGAGGCTCCATAACGCGTCCACAAATCTGACCTTTACAAGATTGTCCAACCTTTTTCTATCTCCAGCATAACGACCAAATTCAAAGTCACCTATACCAAAATGAGTGCCTCCGAATTTTATGTGTGCCCAGATTATACAAGAATGCCATTTGGGGACTGGCCAAAAATTGTCCTGCTCACTGAAGTCGTACCACTGAGCATCGAGTTCGATTGTAGCCGACATGTCCTTTTCCTGGCCATCATTCAAGAGTCTATCTACCTCATCCCGCACTGATTCCATGAACTCTTTGAAGTTTCCATCAATGTGTAGCCTGTCTGCATCTATCTGTTTCATTTCTTCTCCCCGAATAAAAGCTTCGCTATCTTTGGCATCATAATCTCGCACTCGTCCCAGTAGAACTTTCCAACATCTTTTTTCCTGTCAAGCACCGGAAGTTTCTTCTGGTCCAGCAAGTTGGTTATGGTGTTGGCAATTTTTTCTTTTGAGATCACGCCCCACAGTCCATCGTTAAACCACACTAACGGTTTGGCACCTCTTGCTAAGTCAGCCGTAGTTAGCGACAGCACTTTTTTGCTAGAGCACACGTGGTAGAACTGTCTTCCTATTACAACCATTATCCGATCCTTTCAATAAACTCTTTCACCCATGCTTCAGTCGTGAAGAACACGCCCAGTCGTCTTGCAGACTTGAGCTTCACATTCTCACCAGTGTAGCCTTTTCTTCCGTTTCGCACATAGTTGTAGATGGTTGCTCTGCACCTTCTGACTCCAGTCAGCTTCAGTATCAAAGCCTGGACATCTTCAAGCCTGATTAGGTCTTCGTTCTTTGGTCTTGGCATAATTTGGTTCCTTTCTGATTACCCCCATTGTTCTGCCATTGCATTGGCTATGCCCTGAAAAGTAACACTCGATTGTTTCTGATTTGCGTGGCCAAAACTATATTTTTGTCCTCTTTTCTTGCCCCCAGTATTGGATGGCAAAAACGGGACAAAATTCTTTTTTACAACCGTGGGTTTTAGCAGCGGCAAATTTTTGAGCCACAGAAGCGTCCTCTTTGAAAACTCGTGGCCATATTCGTATGGCTGTATGGCCTGTGTGTGCTTTGGAAGTTCAAAAATTTTAAGTGGGGTTGGATTTTCTACCATTATTTGCTCTATTGACGCTGTTAACAATGACATGAAGAAATTTTTAGCATCCATTCCCTTACCGTATCTATCTGGATTCACCACCCCACCGCCAAACATCCACCTTGCTCCAGCCCTTGACAGATAAGTACATGGCGGATGTGCCATCATCAAATCCCACCCATCGTCCAGTATCTCTAGTACGTCACCCTGTATGTGCGGACCTGGTCTCTCAGTCGGTAACAGGTCACAGCTTATCGCATTGTGCCCCTTGGCTATAAATGCGTCCCGCACTATCCCGCTAAATTCACAAGCTACGAGCACTTTCATTTTTCAGTCTCCTATATTTTTCTGGATTATCACCTTTGTATACTGTGTTGTGCTGTTTGTCTAACGGATTTAAAATATCGCCCATCCAATGTTCCCACGGCACTCTACTGACTAAATGACATCGGTAGCCGTGTGTTAATGTGTTTGGCTTGACGGCCACATGCCACACTACATCATGCTTGGTTGTAACTTCTACTATCCACCCCATGGTTCTGCAAGGAGACACATGTCTAAACACACCAAGTAGTTCGGTCTTGCCCTCTTGCATGGCACGTGCTATACCGGGACGTGGTGCGTTGTCTTCGAGCCACGCCATGATTTCATTACGAGTTCTTAGGTGGGTCATTGGGTTCCTCCTTTACGAGTTCTTGAGCTATCTTTGTTGCAACACAGGCTTTACAGGTGCCAAGGCATTCAGCATTGCACATTGGCTTCCGATTATTCACATAAGGCAGCACGCCCTCCAACGCCGCCTTGAGGTCTTTGTTCTCGGCGGTGAGTTCGTCGATTCGCTTTGCAGCACCTTCACTCACGAAGCCCATATCTGCCATGCCTTTCTCGGCTTTCAAGTTGTCAACCTCATCGGTGAGGGTTTCAACTCTGACACACTTCTCCACACCGGGGCATGGGCCTTTCCACGTGTATTCTTTGCTCATATTATTTAATTCTTTCCACGTCTAACTTAGACTTACAAACAGGACAGTACGCCTTGGTTCCTCGGAACGCCCACCCCTGCGTTTTCATAAGTTCTCTATAATCCTTCTTTGTGGTAAATTGACTGTCTCCACTGGACGCTTCTGCAAACCCGTGTTCTTCACGCTCTCCGTGACTATCGAAAGTTTGACAGTCACAGCCCTGAAAATTTCCATCACAGTAAAGGTAAACGCTTACAACAAACATTATTTAATCCTTTCAACGCCTAGTTAAGTCTTTAATTTTTGAGTCAGACATCTTAACGCCGTGCTTATAGTTTGAAACTATGTAAGGCCAGTTGCGAATGTTGAAAAATTTTAACACTACTCTATTCAAGTCAACATCACATTTTTCACAGATACCAAGGTGCATCTTGTTCAATGAGCATATCTGCCATTGTTGAGTGGACGGCTGACCGCAACCAGCACACGGAACTCTCTTTATCCCTTCTTTGGAGTATTGCTTACTTCTCATTATTTAATCCTTTCTACGTTAAGATATTCTGTATAAACCCAGTCTGCAAGCTGGACGCCTTCATATATCCTGTGTCGTTTGTTTCCAAGTCTGACTCTGGTGGTAGTGGCTGACGGACACGCTGCTGTAAACCACCTGCCGAACTGCTGCTTGACACTGGGATGACGGCCACTGTTCTTGCACCACACTACCCACGCCTCATAGAGTTGGTCAACAATAACATAGTATTTATCGCCCGGAGGTGGCAACTCACAGCAATCAGCGATGAACGCAGACACTGGTGTAGTCAACTCTCTGAGTTGCTTAATCAGTGGCCTTGCTGTGGCTGGCATCACAAACTTCTTGGCAAGTCTGAGGTCTTTCAGCCCTGCCAGAGCAAAGTTAATCAGCTTCCCAGCTTCAGCCTCTTTCCGTAACCTGAGTTTCAATCCAAGGTCTTCCCTGCCAACATAGCTGTTGCCAAAATACAGCACGTTGAGCCGTGGTTCCAGAGCGTTGGCCTGATCAGGAACATTTGGCAAGTCGTTCATTGCAACAGTGAACCTGCATGTGAGAAAAACTTGGGGGAGATAGGGTAAATACATTCGTCTGACCCCAACGGGGTCGTTCCCAACAACTTGAAGTATCTTCTCCAATGCCGCAGCAGCTTGCTTCTCGCGGGGCACCTTCGCATCGCCGAGCATAACAGAGAGTTTCCCGATGAGTGGATGGTAGCCGAATTCTGTACACAATGTCTGAAACGATGTTGACACACATTGTTTACTACCAAGCATAGCGGCAAGCGTGTTAAGGACCGTACCTTTGCCGGATCTGGGGCGTCCCGTACATAGCAGCATTTTTTCAAAGGACATGTCAGGCACGCAATTGTAGCCGAACCACTGTCTAAGTAACTTGATTCTGTCGTTTTCTTTTCCATCGAAAATCTCTGCAATAAAGTCATCCCAAACTTGTGAATGGGCATCTTCATCAAAATCATAAGGTAATATATTATAGCTAAAGAGTGCTGGCGTAGGATCGTGGAACTTAATCCTGCCTCGCACATATTCGTTGATGTCCAGTATGCCGTTCCTGAAAGCCACAAGGTCTCTTGGTTCAGGACAGCCTTTGTCTTTCAGCCACACTGGTGGTTCTACGCTGATGGTACACCAGTCACTGAGAGCATCAATGATGTCACTGACCTTTGCACGCGTCGGTTCATAAGGTACTATCTTGACGTCACCCTTTGCAGTTTCTTTCGGGAAAGTTTTCCCATTAAGGAAATTATAAACCTGTCCTCTAAATTCTTCTCTATCACAAATATCGTAGTGACCGTCTGTGTATTGTAACCATTGTCCGTGATAGCACCTCACTGTCGGCAATCCGTCACTAGTCTTCTCCCTCTCAAGCCAGGTCTTAGCAATGTCATAGGCTACGTGACTGGGAAGAACACTGGGATCAGCAGACGAATCACCGTACTCACCCACCCATTCGAGGAAAGCTTGCTGTGTTAGGCCAACCTGATTCTTCCATTGACGTAAGTCTTTGAACTGCTTCGGTGGCAGTACCTTGGTAACTCTTGGACAGACTGGTGACAATGCCAAGTGTGCAGATTCCATGCCAGTGACGCCAACACCGGCATCATTGTCGCCTACTACTATTACTCCTCGTCCTCGAAGCAGGAACGGTAGACCTGACATACCACCTTCGGCTGACGGCCTACCAACCGCGACAAAACCCAGGTCCATAGCCGCCGCAGTATCCGTCGCCCCCTCGACAACAATGATAGGGAGGTGGCTTTCCGGCAGGGTGTTTTGAGGCATGTTGCCGACATTTCCTTCTGGTCTAAGAATATGGAGATGTCCCAAGAGTAGTGGCTTGACAGATCCCTCGGATATATGCACACACACAGCGGCTGCTGGGTTGGAGGGATCTCTAGCAGCAACGAGACATCCATCCTGCTTTCCACAAACTGGACAGGCCAAACCCGTCTCGACTCCGACCCTGTCCCAATTATGTTTTCCTGATTCATACTGTTCTCCCTTACCGTTCGAGCACACCTCATGTATTAGACCACGCTTTGAACCTTTGATCATCAGCTTACCATCAAGGTGCCGGACACTTATGCCTGTAACTTCACCATTCTCACGTTCTGGGAAAGTGAAAGCACGAGCCGCGTATGTGGGGTGATAGCCGATGCCCAATCTGATCAAGGAATCTGTAGAGACTCCAAGATCATTCGCTAGGACATCGACCATCGCCTTAGTAACATTCGATGAAAGGATTTTAGCTAACTCAGTGAAGTTTTGCTTTGCCAAGTTTACTCTCCTAGAAATTCTTCAATTGCAGCACCGAGTTCTTGTGCAGACTCTACCAATTCAGTGCCCTCTGCACGTTGAGCAAAATTCAAGGCCCACTGCAAAAGTTCTTCAGCTTTTTCAAGCTTGCTTGCAAACATATTGTCTTCCTTTCCTGTTAAAAAGGTGACTGATGGAACTCGAATCCATACTCCCAGCATCACAGCCTGGTGTGCTACCAATTACACCACAGTCACAGGGCGTAAGTCGGGAATCGAACCCACATTACGCCAATTTAAGCCTTTAATTAAATTTTGGACTGTACCTCTTCTAGCACAATCACTTCAACCTGATACCACTGTTCTTCCGTGAGAACATCAGGTTCATTCTGACCGCTTACCTCTACGATAGCTGCTAACCATGCATCAGCTTGCATCTTCTCAGACACGTGTGGCAGTCTAACTTCGTTGACATTTTCCCATGCAGCTTTCTTGGAGCGTTTGCCTTCCCTGAGATCCGGTAGAACACCCTCAGCCTCTGGCATTGCTGGTGCCTCTGGAGCAGCAGGAGCAGCAGGAGCAGCAGGTCTGTCAACCTTCTTAACTGGACCCTTCTTCTGGGTAGACTTCTTGCCCTTTGCAGTTACCTTGCCAGGAGATGTGGGTTTCGTGGTTGGCTTTCCTGGTGCTGTAGCAGGTGCAGTTTTTGTCATCTGTGATTTGAATCTGGCATCAAGAGCCTTCATCTCATCAGCATCCAGTGTCCTAATAGCACTCCCCGGCGTGGCATCGTACTCGTCTACCCACTCTACTTGCAGCGTGTCTTTTCCATCGTAGGTGTTCCATGCCACGCGGAACTGGATACCAGTTTCAGATAGGTCCATCTCATTTAGACTCGCAAACGACAAACCTTCCCACCCTGTAATTTTCTTGACCTGTGTGCAAGTAAGGGTCTCACCCTTACCACCGAACAGGCACAGGTAGGCTATGATGCCATTCAATTCTACGTCAGTCCAGTCTACCCACACTTTTTCTTCCTCATCCCAGATTTCAGTACCCCTTAATTCGGCTACCCACTGAGGGAAGTCATTCTTTGACAAACTAACCGCGTGACTAACGATACTGCCGCGGAAAGTTGCCGGTCTGTCGATTGCATTCATCTGTTTTCTCCTGATTTAATTTCGGTTTCGATTTCGGTTTCGGTTTCGGTTTTTGTTAATTTGACGACCTTCAGCGTCATTGGACTGCCGCAATGTGTGCAGATGTATGTGACGTCAGTATAAATTGCAACGGCCCCATGCTTAACACTGTGAGGGGTGAGGTCTTCAGCACACACATAATTGTCACAACCTTTACCCTGACACGTCATCCTAACTTCGATTTTAACTACTGAATCTATCATACTTACCTCACTTTCTTTACGTCACTACGCCAGTGACAATTCTTAAATTTCTTGCCACTACCACAGCGGCAGGGCCAGTTACGTTGCTTGTTTAAGCGATGAGACACTAGCTGCTTCTTTGTCTCCTTTGGTATGCACAGCATCGCCAACGCTCTAAAAATTTTGCTTGGTACAATCAAGACATTGTATATGAGCTTCGGCAAGAAACCCAGCAGTGCGGAGATGAAAAGCAAGAGCCTCATCAGCCTGTAGCGTATGTGTTCTTCAATGGTCATTCGTCAAACTCCTTTCGTATGTTGAGCATGATACTGTTCTCACAAATCCACAACAATCCTCGCACTTTCGTCAGAGCATCAATCAAAACTGGAGCTACAGTCGATGTTCTTTCTGTGTTAGCAAGAACTCTTGACAGACTGTCCTCAGCTTTTTTCAGGAACTCCGTTTCATTTTGGAACCACTCAATCCAGTCATTTAATCCCCTTTCTTAACTAAGACACCGTCAATCATGAGTGTTGTCATGCCCTTGCGTACCATCCTACCTCTGGTGGCTCTTAGCGTAATCTCAAGATCCGTTATACGTCTCTCATGGCAATTGCATGTTAAATTGTGAATACCCGCCAAATCTTGGTACTCTTTAAAGAGGTCTGCTAGTTCAATTTCAAGCTGTGCTATCTGACCCTTACGGCACAAGTTGCAAACCTGTGGAGGTCTCTCGTAATGATGACACTTACTACAGAAAGATGTCACTGGCTCTTTTTCCTTCACACGCCTCCATTCTTCCTTCAGCACTTCAGAAAGGTAGGAAGATCTACTCTCGCAGAGTTCCATGTACATTTCCTCATAGAGATCTTCCCTGTAACGCTCTGCTAGGTTACTCATTCGCCACCTCCGAAGATATACTGCCAGATACTGTCATCCTTGTCATCAGCAAACGCCACCACCGGTTCATGCACTGTCCGTGACTTGGCACGGAAGTGTGGTTCCGCATCAGTAAAGATAGCTCTGGTATTTGTGCCAAGGACTTTCTTATCCTTGCCAACCGTGTTGTCAAAGTAAGCTATCCGAAGTATGTGGTCTGCCCACTCACAATACAACGCTTCTATGCTCCAAGCCTTATCAGTGTGAAGCCTAGGCCCATGACGTAAGAAATCTTGACCACCTGGATTTGGAACATTGTTGTTGATTCCCTGACAGACTATGATAACATTCTTGCCTGTTCTCACCAGTGCATCACAGTCTTGGAGTATTAGCTTCATGGTGTTGTACAAATGCTTGTAACCTTTGTTATACCCGTAGCTCAAAATGTTCTTAGCAACTGCACCCCCCTCAGTTTTTATTGTTCTAACCACGAAGTCTTCTGCCCAGTCTTCTAAGATGGTGGCAGTGTCTATCACGGCGGTATCAAAATCTGCGTAGAGGTCATGCTGCTGCAAGGCTGAACGGACGTCCTCGAAAGTTTCTACACCCGGCACCCTTTTCAAGTGAGAGCCGTCAGGATTTAGAATCTTATTTCCACCATCATCGCACCCTATGAATACTGGTCGAGGTGCTAGCCGTGCCAGTGAGGTTTTACCTGCACCGGTATCAGCGTATATCACTATCTGCTCTCCACGCTCGTCATCCCACGTTTCCACCGTGAACTTTTTCTTGGGTGCAGCTTTCTCAGCCACTGGTGGCGGTGGCATCTTAGTGGTTGCTGGTTTCTTTGGTCCACCAGGCATTGCTGGCATGTTACTTTTTTTAGTCGGTTTCCTTATCGCCATAACTTATCTCCTGATTAAACTTTGTCTAATTAAAGTCCGTCCTAATTCTACTGCTTAAATATGCAATCAGTTTTTCCAGTGACCAAAAGCTGTCTATGAACCAGTCGTCTATCGTAAGACTATAGCCACATGAATGACGTTCAATCTTAACAATGCTCTCTTGCGTCACCATTTTTGTTCTCCTGTAATTCCTGTGCCCACTTGGTTAATTTGAACCCGTCAAGTAAGTTTGAAGGGTCTGGTTCTATATTGTTGTAGCAATAAGGAATCATATGGCAGCGGAACGTGGCCTCACACTGACTTTCATTATGCCAAAACGCACCCATGCTGTCGATGAACCTGAGTGATTTGTAAATTCCATATAGTTCTTTCTCGAACCTCTGGAAATCTTTCTCAGTCCGTGCAAGTTCCTTACGAGCAAAGTAGAAATCAGGACGTTCCGCGATGTCTGCCAACAGCCGGGCACCGAACATCTCAGGTGTTTCCTTGATGGCGAAGGTGCCTTCTTTCTTACCGTGTTCGCACACTGCTGGCACACCGTTTGCACTATAGCCACCTGAATCATAGTCTATCTCAAACAACTCACCCATATACAGACCGTCTTCCACGAACTGCTTACTCTCAGCCTGAGTAAGTTTCTTGGGCCTGATACCTGGCTTGTGCCACACGTCGTACCTCACACCAGTAATCAGTGGATTAGTAGCTTTGATGCCATACTCCTCTAACTTGCCCTCCAGTTGGAGCGTACGAGCCGCAAAGGGATATAGAGTGGTCTGGGTGTCAAGATTCAGATGACTCCAGAGTGTAGAATCACTGTCAAGTGAACTGCCGGTAGATTTATGCTCATCAATGTAGTACAGCCCTTCAGGACTTCGCACAATCTTGTCGATCTTACCAACCAGCTTGACATCGGGAAGTGCCCTGCCAGTTTCCGGGTTACGTACTGGTAACTCAAATGGTATTTCCTCTGCTACTACTGTGTAGTCATCAGCACTATACCTCCAGTTGTACCCGGCGATACTGTAAAGCAAGATGGCACGCTCCACCAGCCATTCTTCCCGTGTCTTATAGACGGGTACGTGTTCGTAGGCTTGGTTGAGGTGCAGCCCAATGGCTTCCATCAAATCGTTATGCACCACGCCTGTACCACAGCATATTGGACAGTCAGGGGTGTCAGACTGAGGGAGACATTCCGGGCACGCACCCCCTGGTTCCATTCCCAGGATTTCAAGGCACCGATGCCAACCGCTACCCACCCTGAGTGCATCACTGTCTTTGTCCTGGATGATGCCAAGCACATACTTAGCATAGCACCTGAAGGCACAAGCCTTGAAACAACTTATCAGACTAGCTGACATTCTCCATGTTTTCTTAGCCATAATTTTTTCCTTCCGAATTAACTTACTCCTGTTCTGTGGGGTGTCTTCTAAATTCTTCTGGATAGCCGTCAGGATATTCACCCCACATTTTACCAGAACCGAGTTTTGAGTTTGTCCAGTTTTTTGCATTGGCGTGTTGCATTAACCCACACTCGCAGCACCAGCGGCGTATGTAGTCTCCCGCATAAACCGCATGTTCATAATTCCAGTTATGCTCACACTTGCTCATATCAAATCCTCCATATAGAATTCAAGCTCCGAAGTTCCGTGCACCACGTAGTATACACCACCAGCGTCTCTGACTTTAGCCATGCGTTTCTGCTGACCCTCAGATAGTCTGCCACCGTTGCTTTTTTTGCACTCGACTTCAAGATGCTTACCACTTGGCAGGATGCCGATAATATCACCAGCATCGACGATACCATACCTGTACGACTTACCAGTTCCTGCGATGTCTCCAAAGCCTGTGTTGTTTCTATCAGCTATTACTCCGCGTGCTCTTAGCCATTCGATGCAGCCCTTGAGAACTGCCGACTCAAGCAGACCTTGCGTAACTGCAACAACCGGATGAGTTGGAATGCTGCCGTCTTTAGCAATTGATCTTTTCACAGTTCTCCCTTCTGTAATGCACTTGTAGGCGTCAAAGAGGTCTTGCTTTTGTTGAGCTACTGTTCGTTTCTTAGCCATCACTCATCTCCTGGTTTATTGTGCCCCGATGCTGCTATCTTACCACAGAGTTTACATTCGTATGTTGCCCCGTACTTGTGCTTCTTGTCATCCCACCAGCATCCCACCAACATCAACCTACCATAGCACTGGTTGGTCATTATGTGAGCAAGCGAGGCGTTTCCAAGCATTCTAACAAATGGTTTTAGATTCATCTTGTGTCTCATCATGCGTCCAGTTCCTCAAAGAGAACCTTGTCTCCAAGGTCTTCCCATCTTTTTGACGTCGTGGTGTATGTAAGGTAGAAACACAAAAAGTGAATGTTCACTTCAAAGTAATCTTTATCAAATGATTCAAGCATCACAGCCAGTGGTAAAGCCCAGCTATGTCTTGCAATAGTAGACAAATCAAAGTAGTGACTACGGTTCTTGACAGTTAATTTGAGATCAAATATGTTCATTTGTTTCTCCTATTTCTTATAAACACTACTAACACAACCTTCTACAGCTAACGGCAATCCCTCAGCCCAGTCTGGTTTGCTACACATGATGTCACCCACCATGGTAAGACCTAGCTGGGCATCATCTTCGTGTATCAGGTTAACAATCTCATCAAAGCAGTGGAACACCACTGGTATCCCTTTAGCTTCACACTCCTTAATCCAGAATACTAAAAGATCCCTGGCGATGGCTTGTATCACGTTCTCTGTGATGGACCCACCCCACAGTTTACCATGGTGCCAAGTGATAGTGCCTCGTGAACCAAGTTTACAGTGACGGTAGTACAAGATTCTGCCGGACGGAAGTCGAAGGTTCACAGTGCCGCCAGTGTTCCAGAAATCCAAGAGTGTTATGTTGGTTCCTGGCAGCTTGTAAACAGTTCCTTCTTGTGGATATTTAACCACCCACCTGAAAGCTTTTTCTACTGCTCTCCAGAACTGTGGAATGTGGAAATACTTAGTACGATATGTTTTGATTAGCTTCTCAATGAACGCAAAATTGTACTCGCCTGATTCAAACATCGGCCTAAGACTCTCGTTAGCCATGCATCTTTGAAAAAACTTTGCAGCACCCATACCATAACCACAACCGAGGATAGCGTCTTTCCCAAACCCACGCTTGATTGTAAGTATCGCCGCGTCAGCTTTGGAATCATTTTCTTTTGGTTTGCGAACCTCACATTGAAAAAGCACAGACGCAAATGCCGAATATATATCTTCTTCATTTTTGAATCCATCTGTCAAATCCTCCTGTCCTGCTATCCAGGCTAAAATTCGGGCCTCCACTTGTGCTGAATCACTGATCAACATGACTTCACCTTCAGGAGCTTCTATCAGCCCACGAACCTTACCGATTAGTGGATGATTCCCCTTACCAGCACGACCACGACCACCAAGATTCTTGAGGTTGATATTCTCACCGCCTGAGTCTCTCCCGGTGTGGGAACCGTAGTAGTGAAAGGGCACCCTGAGAAGTCCATCAGAGCATTTTGACTGCTTTATAAGACTCCTAATACGCTTAATGTGATTCGGCCACGACTTGACTGCTTCACGTGCTTTACACAAGTTCCTGACTTCGTCTTTGGGATGTGCCTGTAAATCCTGAAACCCGACGTCATCCCTTGCGAAAGCTGGCACTGATACTGCTGCCGGTTGTGGAAGCCAAGGCCCAAATATCCGATTGTCCAGTTCCAGCAGAGCTACCATGTTTTTGGTCGGCTTACCAACCTTGGTAGGTATATGCTCACCTTCCGGCAGAGCTTTCATCAGCAACTTTGCAAAGCTGATGGTGCCACCTATCTCTTTTTTAGTCTTGCTAGTAGGCTCAATGATGTCAGCCAGAATTTCACTCATGTTCATGTCAAGTTCTATAGCTTTGAAGCAATTGAGCACAAGTCTTGGCTTCAGGTATAAGTTTAAATTATGACGTGCCAGTGGTAATTCTATTTCAGGAGTGGACATCAGCGGTAGAAGTTTCTTAAATAGGATTGCTTCAAGCTCTACGTCCGTGCTGCAATACTGTTCAAGAGCAAATTTCTGTTCGGGTGACATGCCACACCAATGGAGACCCTTGAACTGCATAGTGTCACCCTTTGGATCAAGCCCAAATAACTTGGCCAAGTCCTTCAAGCGGTGACTAATCCTGCTGTCATAGTGTCTGGCCAAGTCATCTACATCAATTATAAAAGGAGGGTTGATAGAAAATCGCTCAGTTAAAACAGTAACATCAAACTTAGCATTTTTCACTACAAGTGTGGCACCTTCTAGATTTTTACCATAAACTTTTTGCAATGCCTTCACCATTACTGCTGGAAAGGGTACAAAACTAGGACAAAAAGCAGGACCGCTCGCAGTGCCCACGCCAGTGAATTCAAACCTGTCATCTGTTATGTATTCAATCGTTGAAAGTTTGGTTAGACTAAAGTCAGAGTCAAAATAGGTTTCAAAATCTAAAATGACCACATCTGTAGGCCATCCAACAGATTTTAAGATTTCCTGATAAGGTTCGATTATTTCTTCTCCAAGTAATGAATGGCGTTTTGTAGATAACAATTGTCGTGCCTGAAGTTTCCCAGGCCCAAATTACACTGACTGCACAACAGACCCCTTATTCTTTTAGTCCCGTGGTCGTGGTCAACGTGGAGACGCTGTTTGAAAACTGACTGGTGCCTACCGCAAATGGCACAACAACCCTCCTGTTGCTGGAAAAGTTTGTTGTACCCCTCAAGGGTCAGGTCGTAAAGTTGTTTAAGTGAAGCACGTCTGTTTGACAGTCTCCCTTTTTCTGTTTGTCTAGACTCTTTAAGGCGTTTTTTGGCCTCTGGTCTTTGTCTATATTCTTTCTGGTACTCTTTTTGGTGTGTTCTATACTTTGCTGATTGGTTACGCTGCTTTGCATAAGCCACGCAGCATTTTTTGCACCGGCTAGCCACTCCATGTTTACCACTCTTATGCTGGTAGAACTCACTAATAGGTTTTTCAACATTGCATTTTGTGCATGTCTTACAGTTCATCGTGGTACTCCTGATCTAGATCACTTATGTGGCCATTCTCTTTCATCTTTTTCTTCTCGTATGGTATCACCACGGTTTCAATTAAGCTTGCCTTCGCACATTCGAGCACGCCGATCATTTCATTGAGGTCTCGGTAGCAAGGAGTCGGGGGCAAGCTCATGTGGATCAACCTGGTAATGATATAGTTAAGAGGGCCAACGCCTTCTCCCTTGGACCATTGCACAAGATGTTCTATCAGTTCATCATAACGCTGTCTGTCATTTGGTTTTATGTATGGCATTAGTCCTTCCTTTCCAAATAGTAACCGTCAAACTTCTCTCCCTGAATACGATAGGGGTCGAACCCGTCTTTGGCCAGAGCTTCAATGAAAATCAGCCCCTTGATTACGGCCTTCAATGGGCCGTTCTTACGCTCATACTTCCAGAAGTCCATGACAAACCTTGCGACAAGATAGACGACGCACTGGTGCTTCTCTGGTGTAAGTGACCGTCCACTGTCACGGGACACTGGCAGCTTACCCATGTCATGCGTAGAATCCTGCAAGGCATCACGGAACTTCTGAATAGCTTCTTTATAGAAGCCGTTCTGATGGAGTTTTTTCAAGCTGGGAACCACAGCGTTAAACCGTTCTATAATCGCTCTGCGTTCCTGATAGAATTTTGTGTTGCCAAAGCCTGATTGAACGATTTTAGTTCTCCTTGTCCCTAATCTTCTTTAGTTTCGATTCAAACTCTTTGAGAGTCATGGTAGTGCTGTAAGCGTACACCCATCTAAGAGCTTCCTCGGCTTTGCTCACTGCACAAGCACGCCTCCATTGGCCTTTAATCGACATTGTCAGCCTTATACTTCTCTATGTTGTACCTAACAAGTGGCCAAAGAAACAAATCGGACGCTGCCTGACCAACATGTATGGGTTTGCATCCATTCATCTCGTTCCTAGTGGGTATTTCTGGGTAGAGCACACCAAGACCAATGAACATCCACACTGTGACTAACAAAAGAATGACACCTGCTTTGTCTAAATTATCTATTTTCATCTCTTATCCCTCTTTTTGAATTTGTCCTTGTGATATTTCTCTCCCCTACCGCACTGCATAATAAAATGTTGCGGCACACCATCCAGTACCACAGCGGCAGACAGCATTGGCCTTTTTCTTTCGTTTTTACCATAGGCAAAGTTCCAAGCGTCTATGTCTATTAGACAGCCTGTATCCATTCCAAACGTTCTGCGTAGAGGATTTGAGATCCATTTAATTCCTGCTGCTGAGTGACAATGGCCTATTACAGTAGACATCAGCATGTCTTTCATAACATTAAAAGCTGGGTTAATACCAGAGCGTCCAGTGCCGTGCCAATAGTAGACATCGTCAACTATAAAATCATTTGCCCATACCCAGTCAGGCGTATTCCACACATCAGCATAATTTCTTAGGTATTGTGGTGGGATGTTTACTGACTCAGCCAATCTTAAAACTCTAATGTCGTGGTTCCCCAAACACACTTTCATTTTTGGAAAAGCCCGACGCCATTTTTGAATAGCCCGTTTTGCTAAGTGATATTCATCCAACACTCCGGGACATTGTGGGTTGTTCGCGTGAAAAGAAATGGCCTGCATGTCAACAATGTCACCAATAGACACCACCTCGTCGCATTTGTACTTCCTGCGTAAGTCTCGACAAAAAGCCAAAGCTCCGGGGTGTGCTACTGGATTGTGCAAATCTGGAATTACTAATACTTTACTCATTTTTTATCTCCAAATTCGTGGACGGGTTATGTTACTCATTTCTTACCTCCGTTCAACAACAGATAAAGCATCACCATCAGTGCAATGTAAACAACATCCGTGATGAGGTCATCCATTTTTATCCTGTCATAATCAGATGCACTAACCACTTGACTATATTGTCAACCTCATTCTCGTTGAAGCAAATAACTGGCTTGTCCGTGTCTACAGCGTGCTTAAACTCTACTAAGCGGCCTCCTTGAAGCTGATCGTCAGTGGGCACATAGACTATGACCGCTTCACAATTGTCTATGATGGTGCAGTCAACATCCAGAATCTCATCTATAGTCATGTAGCTCTTTCTGTAAGCTATTGCAACAAATTCCTCATTGGCACCGGGAATGTAAAGTTCAAGCGATGGAATCTCAGCAGAGATGCGTTCACCCAGTGCAATTGCGGCATCACAGCACGCCTTTTGCTCGGTCTGCGTGGCTGCATTACCCTTAGAACCCCGAATAGAGTGTGATAAATAGACTTTCATGGTTACACCTTTCCTCTGCCTTCACAACTACGGCAGATAGTTCCTTCCTGACCAGCATATAAACCGCTGCCTCTGCATACTATACAGTCGGTCAATGTTCCTATGCCCTTACAATTTGGGCACTCGTCATTAAACGTACAACTCGGTAGTTTGCCACTTCCACCACACCGGCCACAAGTAGTTATCACCGTGCCTTTGGGTAAGCAACCATTCTCCAAAAAAGGTTTGGCACACTCCGGGTACTTCTCAATCAAACCCGCTGCTATCTCATTCAGCTTGTCCATGCCGAGTCCGTTTGCATATCTAAGTGGGCGGTCGTCCTCACAGTTTCCCATAGTCATAGAATCTCGAAGCACAAACAAGCAAGCGATTGCCTTCACAACGTGATGCACGCCACTGTCAGGGTCAATGTCTTCACCCTCCCACCAAGCTATCAGGTGACGGAAAACTGCATTGTAATAAGTTGACATCCTAACACCCATGTCACGGTAATTGTGTGTGCCATATTTTCTCCCACCTTCCATCATGGCTAATCCAACTTCAAGCAGTGGAGCAGAAGGTACACAATGCAGCGGAACTTTTTTGACCCCAAGAGCGTCCTTCGGGTTAGTCGGTTTTGTATCTGGCATTTTCAGTTCTCCATTTTCCCAAGTAAAGATGGGGCGGGTCATCAGGCCGATTCTTTACGAGGTTCATTGAGTTTTAATCGCGATATTAACCCGCCCGTCTGTTGTTGCAATTTTCTTTCGCTGTCACAAACCGGATGTTGCCCTTCTCATAGTTTCCATCATTGTCGATTCTGTCTATCTGTAAGCCCTTAATCTTATCATAAGTATCACAGCCCAGTACATTCATCACGTAATCAATGAAGATTTCCACTGACTCGAACAGCATTTTGATTCCTCTGCCACCATAACGATTATAGTTGTTCGCTTTGGGGTTTGTGCAGCGTTGTTTCATGCCACTAAACTTGCGACGGAGACACCCGTTTACGGTTTACTGGTATACCTTCATTCTGTCCGGGTGTGTCCGGGAATATCGCCGATCAGCAGCACGACATTGTTCTCTGCCTTCTGCTGTTGCTCTACGTTTCTGCATAATTGCTCTACCGTCCACTTTTCTACAAACCCTGCACCACGAGCTAAATCCATCCTTGGAGTCATGCTTGCGGGGTGGAAAAAATTCTAAGGTCGCTGGGTGATCAACGCCGCATTTTGTGCAGGTTTTAGTAGACATTTTTTACCTCACCATCCATCCAAGGTTTATACGGCACAGACTTTACGGGCGAACTAAAACTGACGCCTTTTTTCCTTAGCTGTCCAACCACACGCTCAATCGTCCTAATAGATGTACCCATCATAACCGCTATCTCCTTGTGCGTTTTCCCGTGCTTCACTATCTGCTTGTAGACATACTTCTGCCGTGCGTTGAGAATTGGAAACAACGACGGATGTTCTTTTTCTATTTTCTTCAGTATGCGTGAGACTTGGCTCTGAGACAGACCGGCACATTCCGCGGCTTCAATTTGAGACAGTCCTGCGAAGTCATGCGACACGAGCCGGTACACTGCTTCTTCTTGAATTGTCATTAGCCGCTTAGTCATCCCTGTGATAGCTCCCGTCGTCATTCAACAGGAACATGTTCTGGTCTACTCTCTCCCAGTTTATATACTTCCTGCCTTCTGTGACCAGCCATGCTTCACCGGGTTTGGGCACACTGCTGTAGCGTTCTTCACACTCAGCTAAGCTGATAGACTCCATATTGGTTAAGGAAAAACGATTGTAACTGTCGGAAGGACCAGGTTTACTTGCAGATACAAAATGCACACATCCTGCCAGTTTCATTATTCCCACATTAGCAGGAACTACCACCACAGGCCCAACAGGTAACAGGCTGAACAGGCCGTAGGCCATCGTTTCACTGTCTCTACATACATATACGGGTTGAAGCATAATTTTTCCCCTTAATCAAACCTTAAAAATAACCCTCTTCCTATATTCTTACGGCACTACACTACCTGTACCCGCTTAAATTCCATAGTTCTTCTAATTTTTCCAACTATTCTATGTGAGTTACAGCAACCCTAACAATTGCAACGACTGTAACGGTTGTAACCACTCACTGCAAGTCACGAAAGGTGCGACCAATTGTCGGGTGTCTTTTTACTGACCCTCGTATGGATAGCATGATCTTATGGTGCAGGTCGTCCAGCACCTGTCCACTCACCCGGCTGCAATTCCAGCCTGGACGCAACAGCTTCGCTTGCTCCAGAATGTAAGCCTTGCAGTGAGCACGGTTTATCAAACAATTGTTCTTAGCCATTCTATTCCCTTTCATTTTTAACTCGTTTAAACACTTCACCTTCCGGTAGTGGACAATCTGTGATCCACTCAATATCTTTTCTGACCTGCCAAAACCGTTCAAACGAAAATCCAGAATACCCAGCTTGTTCAAACACATTCAGTCTCAACAGTTTGTTAAAACGCTGATCCATACTCATATAACTGTTGAATGTTAAGAACGGCCACCAATCAGCTCCCTTGTGAATTGTCACGGTCAAGCCGTCAAGGTAATTAAGAACGGCTCTCAACAATCCAGGCAGATCAGTCTTAGCCGTGTACATCACGATCAGAGCAGTGGGATTTTGCTTTCTAATACTTTTCACCGTCTCTATGATACGTAAGGGGCGTAACATCGGTTCGCCGCCTGTCAGTATTATCTCACTGTACCCAGTGAAGTCAGTCTCTACCGGCAGTGCAACTAAGTCGTATTGGTTATTGCAGCAACCTTTGCAATTGCGGTCGCATTTTTCTGTTAGCAGTAGTCTTAGCTTTTTCATTTTTACTCTCTCAATAATTCCTGTTGATATTCCCACAATAGCTTAGCGTGCTTGGCTGATAAGGCACGGCCCACACTGTGGGGGTATTCGTGTTTCTTGCGATAAGACAGAGAACTTGCAAGTCGGAAATGACCCTTGCCGTCTGTTCTATAGTGTTCTCCAAGCCCAAAAGCTGGTGTTTTCATTCTATGTCCCTTCCTGTTTAATCAATAAAGGCAAACTCAACCCATTTTTCGTACATGGTCTGCCATTCAGGTGTACCCCTGTCGGGGATAACATTACCCTGCTCCGCAAACCACAGTTCAGCATGATCAGCTAAGGTAAGTTCGTTGTTCATCTTTTACCCTTCAGTTTAACAATAATACTGGCAGTGCTTTTGCAGCCTACAGCCTTCCTATGCTGCTGCCAGTGAAGACGCTCACCAATTCTGCACCAAAGTTTTGTGCTTTTCAATCGTGTACTGGTTGCGAAACTGCTGGTCGAGGGACAAGTCATATCCACCTTCCCAGCTTATAGCTTCTCCGTTTTCGTCTTCCGTAAAACAGAACATGTACTTTGTACCATGGGTGTACTGCATAGTCCTTCTGATTTTAGCCAGTACTCTCTTTTCTGATTTTGATAGCTTGGGCATTCTATAGCTCTCTTCGTTTAAACTCTGATTAGTCCTATTTTCTGACAATACTCGTTCATAGACATCAACAGGCACGAAGCACGAAGACTCATCGCTGTAGCGTACGCCTTCCTTCTCCATAAACTCTTGACTTTCCGGCCACTCTACCAATACATACAGTTCGCTTTTATCTAACATCTCAAAATCCTTCCAGTTTAACATAACGCTAAATACATCCAGACTACCATCCAAATCGTTTGCTCTAATGTTAGCCCGTACATGATTTATCCCTTCCGATTAAACTCAGTAAAGACTACTCTGCGGCGGCAATGGCAGCTTTGGCTTCATTGGTTAACTGGTGCAGGTCGCTCCACAATTCGGCACAAACGCGTACTCCGGCGTGTTGAGCGGAATTTATCGCACTTGTAACCCTGCTTAGCCTTCTGCAAACTTCCAGTAATTCAGGTGCTGCTGCAATAAGTCGGGCGTTGGCTTCGGCTTCTTCTCTGCAAGGAGTTCTCGTGCTGGTGATAGGACAAGAAGCAATATCCTGCTCCGTCTTTTCAGAGTAAACATGCAACCCATCATTTGTTACTCTCCATATTCCTTGTGTGATACTCATAATCTTATCTCCCTTCTGATTAAACTGTTTTACATTACCATTCATTCACTGATAACATTATACCAAACCACTGATACCATGTCAAGATAATTCTTTGAGAATATGTAAATTGAGTAGTCTGCGTCTCTTGCACGTCTGTCTATACTTCTCTGTTTGCCTGTACTTACTGTCGGCTCTGCGTTGTGTGACACGCCCTTTTTTCGACTGGTCGTATTTTTTATGGCTTGCTATGACGCTTGCTGTCTGTCGGTGTTCTCTGTGCCATTGACGCTCACATTCTCTGCACTGAGACTTCAGACCGCTCTTACTACACTTATCAGGTCCGAAGTGCTCCAATGTTGCTGGTTTGGTCTGCTCACACTTGCTGCACACCTTATCCGTGCTGTTGACAGTCTCATCTATCTTGCTCACTGGCCCAGGTGGTTGTAAGTGTGTCCTGTCATCCCTGCTGGCCTCAGTTAAGTAGTAGAGGTCGTCATGGACAGATTTGTACGCTTCCTGCCCATGCTCTGCCAGATAGTCCCTACAGCAGTTCTTGCACCATGCCAGTAGTTTATCCTCAGCATATTTGCAGGGCTGGTAGTATTCAGTGGTTGCTGGTAATTTAGTCTTGCACTTATCGCATGTCTTATAGTCCATCTTATATCTCCTTTATCTATCCCAATGTCCATAATACCCAAACAGCACACAGGCTACGCTGCCCATGATCCATACTGTTGTCCAAATTGTTTCACTCATGTTATTATCCCTTCGATTTAACTATAGATAGTATACACTACAGACAGTAGTTTGTCAAGTACTATTTTCAATTAAATGCATAATTGAGTAGTTTGCTACAGACAGTGGTCCATTGTCGATGTGGACAGGTCCACTATTTATAATTCCTTGTACTGTAAGTGTTTATAATCGTCCGTGGTTGATTGGCTGTTTATTGTCCATGGCAGGATATTAGTGCACTGGACAGGTCTTGTATTTATAAGTGCTGTATTGACAGTGTGTTATAACTGTTGGTATGGACAGTGTCCCATTAACCATAGCATTGTATAACTTCTTTATATAGATAATTATATTTACCATTATAGTAGTGAGTGTGTGAGTGTGTGTGTAAGTATTTATTTATTTTATTACTATAAGAGGTGGTCGTACACTTGCTGGGCCAGAGGCCACTATCCATAGTGTGTTATCGTAACACCTTGTATGCCCAGCACTTATGGCTGGCTATTACATACCTGTCCATAGTACTGCGGAGGCTTGTTGCTGTGCCCACTATCCATCGTGTTATTCTATAAGTATGGTATTACGCTGATCTTATGACTATGCCCATATTCAGGACACCCCAGCCAGACACGCCCTTATGATAGCGTAAGCACACCTGCTGGACACAGCTATTGTGTGCCTGATATGTCCTCTATTGTGCATGATCATAGGTGCATTGATATAATGCCTTGTTTGACATCGAATTATGTTCGACCCCACCCGTACTACCCTTTGTTATCGGACGTCGGAAGGAGGGAATCACCTCTTTTGGACCCCGGAATTATAATAAAATCTCCTACTTAGACAATCTGGACAACTTAGATGCCGGCCAGGCAGTCATCGCCTCTTAGGAAGTATATATACTGTCCTAAGACCACGATCCGGATCCTACCTCCGAGATAGCGATCATGCAGAAAAAATATAAAAATAAAAATTATTTTTATCGGCAGAATACGCATAAAAGGCATGTACCAGTGTATACTAGTGGAAGGACACTTTTTTACACAGTCAATACGCGTTTATGGAGTCAAAACGATGATAACGGAAATTGAGATTGTGGACAAGACCTGCACCAAGTGTAAAAAAGACTATCCAGCTACAGCAGAGCACTTCCCACCTGACAGCCACCGCAAAGACGGCTATCATTCGTGGTGTAGAGTTTGCCACAGACTGATTAACGCAGCATATCAGAAAACTACAAAGGGGAAAAAGGCTCATAAAAGGCACAGGCAAACAATTAGTGCTCATCTTCGACGAGTTTTCAACAATGCGAAACGCCGGTGTAACAACCCTGAATGCAGAGACTATCGCAATTACGGTGGCAGGGGCATCGAAGTGAGGTTCAAGTCTTTTGATGGGTTCATTAAACATGTCAATAGCTTGGGCTACGACACTTATAACAAGATTAAAGACCTGCAAATAGACCGTATTGATAATGACGGACACTACGAACCGGGCAATATCAGATTTACGACGCGCAGAGACAATCTCAACAACAGAAGGCAGTACAAAAAGCGAAAATAGTTCTTTTTTGACAAGTTAATACTGCACGGACGAACCGTGTAGACAGATAGAAAGGTAGGCAGATTATGATAGTGAAAATAGAGAACGGTAGAAGTGACAGAAGGACACATTGTGTAAGTGCTTCTGTGGTCCCTGATGTAGATGGACCGGATGACAACGAAAAAGATAAGTTCTTGATAATCTACAGCTTCGGCGAGGGTGCATGTGCGACCTACTCTTTGGTACCAGGAGACAAAATCTGGTACTTAAACGACAATGGCCACACCATCGACAAAGATTTTCGTATGTGTGGTTGAGCGTATCAAGTAATGAGATGGGCCGAAACGCCTCACAGAGCAAGTAGTAATGGGCGAAATTGCTGCTCCAACATGCGTGCTTCGCCTGAGCCAAAGTAGGCCCGTTCTTTATTAAAGGGGATGACATGGAAGACAAAATGAAAGTAAGTGAAACGTCAGACGAGTTAGAGAAAGTTCTGAACAAGGTGTTTGGTGATGATGACGCAACGATTACATACGACGAGGCAACTGAGGAACTTAGTGCGTTCATGGGGTATGACATGAAGATAGATTTCCACGTGAACGACATAAGAGAGAAACTAGCTGATGGCACGCTCGAAGTGTGGACGAAGGGTGAAGTTGGCAGAGCACTGTTGGCACTGGCCGAAATGATCTTGGAGAAAGTGAAGGAACTCGATGGGTAAGAAAGTACGCACTCATACATTTCATGGGCGTAGATACAAAATTGTTGTGTGTCAAGAAGACGGTAACACTGATACTTATACTCTTAATGAACGGTTTCTTTCTATCTACGCAGACATGGCAACGCGGAACGGACTCATAACGGCTATACATGAATCACTACACGCCGAAAATTGGGCAGCCTCTGAGAAAGTGGTAGAACGAGTGTCAACTGAGATAGGCAGATTTCTGTGGAGACTGGGATACAGAATAACTAAAAATTAAGGGGGATAGAAAAATGAAGAAAGAAAAAGAATAAGGGGATAAATTATGCCAGCAAATACAGTACGTATAAATGATTCAGCAAAATTAGCGTGGGTGGTGCCTGACAGTAAAATGGATAAACTGATAGAAAAATTGAATGAGGTGGGTTCCAAGGAAATGAAAAATCCAATTGAAGCAATAGTGGGGGAAAAAGTTGCAAACACCAAGTATACACACGCTAAAGGTGAACTCACTGGCAATTTGGTGTTGACATTTGAGTCTGGTAAGGAATTGTTCATAGCACCGATTGCATCTGAGTTGTTCTTCAGTCCAGTAGATGAGAATAAATAAGGGGATAAAAAAATGACTGTACACGCTAAGTGTTACACATGTGGTTTTGAAGTTACGTATGAGCTAAAGCTCAATGAGCATGGGCTCTACGAAGTGCCAGACGGTCATTGTCCGAATGACTTTTTTGTGCTTGACCAGGTTATTATGCAGGATACATGGACAGATAGAACCATTAAGCTGGAGGATAAATAATGGGACGTCCAAAAACCAGAGAGGACTATGTCCGCAGGCTTAGACGATTATATGACAATTTCGCGGTTAAAGATCTCACGTGGGAACAATTCAGAAATGAAATGTTGGAGTTGTAAGATCCGAAAGCAGTTGCCCGTATGAGAGACAAACAGCGAAGTTCAAGTAGCATCATAACGCCTGGTAGAAGAATTATAAGATAAATTAAATTGGAGAATTGAAATGAGTGAAGTTTACCTTTCAGACAACATAGGGAATCGTGTTGCACCAGACCCAGGCTCTGCTGTTCCAATAGCTGCATCTGGTCAGTTGGCTACTGTAACAACTGGTGGCGAAGACGATACGTTTACCGTCACGGCAGGGAGATTTTATCGCATGACTGGCATAGGCTGTGCCATATTAGTTAGCATCACGGGGGTTACGTCTACCGATGCAAATATAGAGTGGACTTCACCCGCCAACACGCCAATACTGGTTTGGGTTCCAGAGGGTATCACCACTATTTACTGCGAGGGCGATACTAGTTCTACAAAAATTCATTTGGTTGAAATAGCTGCATAGACTGGAGGTACTTGTGAGTAAGAGAGCGGTTTTAGTTTTGCTCTTGGTGCTTGTGTTGCCAGGAGCATGTACGACTATCAGCTTGGTTAGCACCATTGATTGTGCGTATCCTTCTGCGGTACAGATAATGGTTGTCGGAAATGACTCCTACGGATGGTTTGGAAGTGGTGTCGTTCTTGAAGGCAATCTTGTTGTTACCGCTGCACATGTTTTGGAAGATCCTAACTTAGTCATTGTAATTACGCCTACTTGGGGAGAGTGTGAAGCAGAAATTGTATATGTAAGTGACAGCATTGACTGTGGCATCTTGAGGGTGTGTACTGTCGAAAAGTTGCCATTTACTGTTCTTGGCAATTCTGATGACCTGAAATTAGGCGAACGAGTATTTGTAATAAGTTCACCGCTTGGTTCTTTCAACTTGGTTACAACAGGGATAGTGTCCGAGTTTGAAAGAATCATAGAAGTTCTAGGGACTGTGCCCTTAATCCAGACTAACACTGCTGTAGCTCCGGGTAGTTCTGGTGGCCCACTGTTTAACGCAAACGGTGAAGTGGTTGGGATGGTGATAGGGGGTAGTCTCTATGATGGGAACCTTGCTTTTTGCTTACCAGTTGATGCTATCAAAGAAGTATTAACGGAGGCGTTGAAATAACTACTAAGATGAAAGAAAAAGAAGTGTGGAAAGAGGTTTCTGAGCTAATAAACAAGCTTGACCCCATACCTCTGAGTGCCAGTCATGGCAGCTTAAAAGAATTGCTTGCGTTTCTTAGAGTTAAAATAGTCTATACCGTTTTCGACCTCGAAGCCACACGGCGTGAACTCAGAGGGAGGCAGTAAGTAATGGCGGCTAAAACTGGAAAAACCAAGGCTGGTAAAATTCTAACCAGATACCTAGAATTGATTGCCGAGGAAAAAACTGAAACAGTAAAGGATCCCATGACTGGCGAAGACAGAATGGCTACTAAAGCTGAAGCACTTGCCAGGTTGATATTTAAGCGTGCCCTGGGGTACACGGAATTAGACGTAAAGTCTGGTGCGGACATTGTTCATCAGCCTGAGCAGAGTAAAATCGGTATTATATTTGACCGTATAGAAGGCAAGGCACCTATGGCTGGCGAGGATACGCAGGGTAAGATTACCGCTGCTGAACGAGTTTCGGAAGTAGGAAAGAAAAGAATTGCTGACGCTGGAGGCAAGAAAGATTGACCACGGCACTAGTTGAAAGCTTGAAGCCAACTTTGAAGACGCCGTTCCCAAGTGAGCGACGTTACTGGACTTGTCCAAAGACAGGTTTGAGAGTTCCGAAATATGTGGATGAGAACATAGAGTGGCGTGGAAACCTTCTGAGGAACGCCGAGAACGATCCTATACTTCAGCGTGATTTGATGTCTGCGTGTAGCCAATCTCAGTTGTTCTGGATAAATGCTTTCGCATGGACAACTCACCAATTTGACACCGATCCAGAAACTGGTGAGCGTAAGGACGCTGAGAGACCACATAGTCCTTTTATAACTTGGGAAATTCAAGATGACTTGTGTGATGACTTTGAACTCCACCTAAAGAAGAGTAAGGACATACTCGTAGACAAATCGCGTAATATGGGGGCAAGTTGGCTGTGCGTTAATTTTATGCACTGGCTGTGGCTGTTTAACAACGCTAATGCCCAACTGTTGGAAATGTCGCGTACCGAAGATTATGTAGATAAGGCTGGGAACATGAAGGCGTTGTTCCAGAAGCACGACTACGTAAATGGTTGGCTGCCTGAATGGATGCTCCCACCTGACGTACTTTGTGGCCAAAAAAACAGGACAAAGATGCACATGCAGAATGTTATCAACGGTAACTGCATAGACGGTGAATCCACTACACAACACGCTGGTTCTGGTGATAGGCGGAAAGTAGTCTTGCTCGACGAGTTTGCCAAGGTTGAGAAAGGTTCTCTAATGCGGTCAGCAACAAGAGATGTTGCACGGATGAGGATAATCAATTCAACTCCTGCTGGACCTGGCACTGAGTACAGCCGATGGAAACAGGGCGGTCAAATTAAAGTTTTTGTACTGCCGTTTTACGAGCATCCTGAACAGGGTAGTGGCAGGTATGTGCATAAGACAGAAACTGGCGGCTACCAGATAAGATCCCCATATCTGGATTATGAATCTACTGTTAGAACTGTGAAAGAACTGGCCAGAGAAATTTTGAGGCAGGATGTAGAATCTGGTGACTCGTTTTTCACTATTGAGAACATTGACACACACAAACGTCTGTTTGCACGCGAACCTAGGGAACGCTATCATGTTCACTTCGTACCGCATACTCCGAATGATCTTATAAATAATTTTATACGAAACAGAGACCTCACCAAGGTTTCCATCAAGAAGGGTAAGAAGGGGCCGCTTAGAGTTTGGACCACGCTGATGATGGGGCGGCTAGACCAGTCGAAGACTTACATATTTGGTATTGATATTGGAAAGGGACAAGGTGCTTCAAATTCTGTCATCTCAATCAAGTGTAAAGAAACAGGTGAGAAAATCGCTGAGTGGCGTGATGCCAATACTCCCCCCTACGACATGGCACGTATTTGTGTCGCACTTGCAATATGGTGTGGAGGCAGAAAGCCAAGGAACCTGCCTTTCCTTAAATGGGAAAAGAATGGGCCCGGCTTAGAGTTTGGCAAGTTAATTGTTAGGGAATTTAGGTATCCTTACTTTTACACCAACGTAACGCCAGGGAAAACAGTTGACAAGAAAGAGAAAAAATATGGTTGGCACTCCAGTCGTGACAGTAAATATGAATTATTATCAGCACTCGACCGAGCGTTGGCCCATGGTGGTTACATCAACCATTCTGAGTTTGGGTTGGAAGAAATGAAAATGTATGTTCATTATGCTGATGGTGGTATTGGCCCAGCGTACCTTATAGAAGAAAATGCTTCAGCAAAGAAAACACATGGTGATATAGTTATAGCGGATGCACTCACCATTGACGATAAAGAAACTGGTAGAGTGAAGCATGAAGGACCAAAAGCTCCACCCGGTTCCTGTGGTTATCGCAAGGATAAAGTTTTGAAAGCGAAAAAAGCAGCCAAGGCAGATAAGAATTGGCGGCAACCGTTTGATAATAGGAGATAAGTGTGCCAGAAAACATATCACCAGATAAAATTCAGATTACAGTGAAACGTGGGTTCGAGCGTATCAAACGCTACCGTATAGCACGTGCAATGTTTTTAAAAGAATACGTAGGTCAGTATTACAGGACCACAAAAGGGCTTACCGGTGATGAACCCATTAATCTTATTTTTCAGACCATAAGAAGCTGGGTTCCGAATCTTGTTATGCAGAACCCGATCAATAAGGTAAGCACGAGATATACTTCACAAGCGTTTTATGCAGAACTACTTAGTCTCGCATTGAATCAGGTGAACCAGGACATAAAGTTGAAACAGGTTTTGCGTGGTTGGGTGGTTGGGGCATTATTTGGCCTCGGAATAATTAAAGTAGGACTTGCTGCAAGTGGTGAGATGATACAATTTGGCGACAAAAAGATTGATCCTGGTCAGCTATACGCAGAGTTGGTGGACCTCGATGACTTTGTGTTTGACCCAGCTTGTACTTCACTTGATAAGTCTTCGTTCCTTGGCAGCAGGATTCGTACTCCGAGACAGTTGCTGTTAGATACTGATGGCTATGACCACGACTTGGTTTTGAAGCTTCCAACGTCCAGGATGGGCACCAGTTCCAGTGTTGAGAACATGACCAAAAAGAACACAGCAGTGATGGAGATGTACACACTTCAAGATTTTGTTGACGTGGTGGAGCTTCACGTTCCGGGTGCAGACGCGTTAGTCACCATCTCTGATCCAGACCAGATCATACTACCGAATTATTTACGTCTTACTGACTACAATGGTCCAAATGAGGGACCGTATAATTTCCTATCATTCACACCGCCAGTGCCAAATAATCCGTTGCCTGTAGCACCTGTAAGCATATGGTACGACCTGCACAAAATGGCAAACAGGATGTTCCAGAAAACAATGAATCAGGCTGATAGACAGAAAGATGTTCTGCTTTATAGTCCGGCAGAAGCAGACGGGGCCGACGACATAGTAGAAGCCAAGGACGGGGATGCAATAAAATCAAATGATCCCGCATCCGCACAGGTAGTTTCTTACGGTGGGCAGAATAGAAGTAATGAGGTGATGTTGGGTTCACTTCAGGTGTGGTACAACTACATGGCTGGCAACCCTGATCAGATGGCTGGCAACATGACTGCTGGTACGAAGGGTACAAAAGAGACAGCAACACGTTCATCTATTATGCAAGCAAACGCCAATGTATCTATAGAAGATGCACGTGACATTCTTTATGATGCCACGGCAGGTGTGAATAGAAGCCTTGCATGGCATTTACACACTGACCCATTGATTAACATACCGTTGACCAAACGCAAGACAGGTGGTGAACAGCAGCAACTGTTCCTTACTCCTGAACAAAGAAGCGGTGACTTCCTCAAGTTTGCCTTTAGAATAGTGTCGAGATCTATGTCGAAGCTTGATCCAACTATTAGATCAAAGCGTTTGGTGGAGTTTGCCACTAATATACTTCCTGGAGTTATGAACTCAGCTATGGTGGCCATGAACATGGGCCAGCCTTTCAATGTACAGAGAGCGTTGACTGATACGGCTACCGAACTTGGCATTATAGAAGACGTTATGGATTGGTTTGACGATCCCGGATTTCAACAGAAGTTGAAAATCATTGCTGCGATGGGTCCACAAAATGCTGGGAAAGCACAGGGACCAGGAACTGGAAAACAGGATCAGCCAAATCCACTTGCACGGCCAATAGCATCGCCACAACAAGAATTTAATCAGAACGCCCAGGGGGGTTCTGCTGAAAGTCAGTCAGCTAATCAAGGAGCTTGGTAATAAAATGTGTCAACCGGAGGTTTGTATTATGGGTAATTTTGAATGTTATTGTGGTGATAAATGCAAGAAAGTGTTTGGACACTGCAAGTCTATGGTAAGTAGTGCCTCTCGGACTCTTACTGATCTGAAAGAACTTGAGAAAAAGCCAAAGTTGGTAGAGGCTGCACGTAAGTATTTGATACAGGAAGCCAAAGAAAAAGAAGCCGCTGCCAAAGAAGCTAGCATACTGACTAAAACTGAAGCCGCACTAAAGAAAACTTTTGGGAAGAAAAAATAATGGCAAAGAAAAAGAAAAAAGAAAGTTGGGTTGATAAGCTAAAGAAAAAAGTAAAGGAGTACTTTGAGAAAGAACGCCAAGAAAACCAGGATCGAAGGGATCGTTCCACTGGACGTCGACTGAAGAAAGGTGGCCTGTCAGATGAAGACATAAAAAGGATGGGCTATGCACCAAAGAAGAAGGAGAAGAAAAACTAGTGCCAATTCACGATTTTAAGTGTGACGAATGCAAGGTGCTGGTTCAAGACACAACCACGATGGGCACACACTATTGTCCTGAATGTGGCAGTGCAATGTATTGGGACTGCCATGTGTCTTTCGCTGGGAATTACGAGCGTCCGATTCATTCTGATTCCCTTGCGATTACTCCTGATTTGGTAGAAGAACACAAGCGTGAGTTTCCGAACATACGATTGGATGGGGAACTGAGACCAATCTTTGATAATTATGGTGATCATGAAGCCTATCTGAAGAAGACAGGTTTTGTGAAGCACTCACAGAAGATACGCAAAAAAGGAAAAAGGATAGCATAGAAAAAAAGGGATACAGAATGAAGTTACGCAGCGTATATCACACGGGTGAGGGTGAAAAATTATTAAGTGTAGGCCGCTGGATAATCGGCTGGACTTGGATACTTGCTGCGTTCTATAATTGGAAAGCCTTCAAGTATAACTTTAGCCATGAGGAATTGTGGGAGCCACGCCAGGATTTCAAGATTTCTAAAGGTGAATGCGACTCAATCTTTTATGATTATGATGATTTACTCAAGCAAACAGTTCCAGTTGGCCAATGTTTCAGTTCCACTACTCGTGGAGATGCTAATGGCGTAAGGTACGCTCCAGCTTCAGAAGTACTCAAACACCCTGAGCGTTGGCGATACATTGAATTTGAAGTGGATAATGAGATGTGGGCTGTGGTAAAGAAGGACATGAATAAAAAAGTTGGCAACAAATATGATTTTGTGGCAGTAACAACTGGATTCATAACACCTATTATGATAGACCCAGAGGACAAGAACTACTGTTCTGAGATATGCTGCTGGGTAAAGTTTTTGCTCTATGTTTTAAACAGGTGGTGGAAACGAGTTAGCCCTCGCCGGTCAGCTATGTTGCTGGTGCCGCACTGGGGTGAACCAAAGACAATATAATTTAAAGGGGATAACTAAAATGGCAGAAGAAAAAACAAAAGAACAAATTGCTGCTGAAGCTGAGGCTACAGCGGCCACTGAATTAGCAGACGCAGCAGTAGAAGCGGAAGCGTCGCTAGAAGAAATTACTGAAAAAAGATTAGAACAGACTTTCGAGACTCACGAACCGCTTGAAAAGTCGGCAGAGCCAAAATCAGAAACAGACGAACCTACCCCGAAAGAAGAAGAAAAATCGGCAGAGTCGTCTGATGATGATGATGAACCTACCCCGGCAGAAAAAGCGGAGGAAGATAAGATAGAGGCTGAACTAAAAGCCGCTAAGGAAGCTGAAGAAGATACTTCGGTCACGGACGAAGAAGGTAAAGCCACGGATGAGGAAGCAGGTAAGGCTGAGACTAAAGGTGAGGAAAAAGTTCCCGAACTTTCTGAAGCCTATTACCGTGCGGCTATCCACATGGGTTGGACAGACGAGGACATAAAAGCGTCTCTCGCAACCAATCCTAAACTAGCAACCAAGACTTTTGCCAACATTTACGAATCTGTCAACAGGTCATCTGAAGAATTTGCTAAGTTTGGCCAAGCTAAAAGAGAAGCAGATGCCAAACTTGCTGAGAAACCTGAGCCTAGCAAGCAAGAAACTAGCGAATACAAGAGTGCTGTAGACATTGAGCAACTTCGTAAGGACAATCCGGGAGACCCAATGGTTGACCTGATTGAAGCACAAGACGCTCAGAATAAGTTGATGTTTGATAAAATCAATGCTATGGAAACTGCTGAACCAGTGGACATAGACACACGAACTGGTACTACAACAGCAACAGAGCAGCGTGCCTTAAATCAGGAGTCAGCGGCGATACAGCAACAGATCGAAGGATTTTTCAACGGTGATGTAGTTAAACCATACGCTGAGTTCTATGGCGTAATACCGAAAGACGGTAACTGGGATAGTTTGACACCAGGTGAGAAAGCCAATAGATGGGCTGTAATTGAAATGATGGATCAGATGATCGTAGGTGCTGAAAGTTTTGGGAAAGTGATGGAGATAGACGAGGCGATACGTAGAGCACATTTGAGCGTATCTGAACCTCTAAGAGAAAAAGTAATCCGCGAAGGTATTATGGGTAAGGTAGTAAAACGCAGTGGCGGGATAACGCTTAAACCATCCAGCACTGCTAAACCTGCAAACACTGCTCCGCAGACGCAAGGCGAACTGTTGAGTGTTACGGAGGAAAGGTTGAAAAAAATTCGTAATACCTAAGCATTGATAGAGAGGGAAACTAAATTATGAGTGTAAAGAATGCTGATTTAGCTGACATGATTGCGATAACTTTGAATGACTTACCAAGTCAAGAATTTGAAGTTGCGTGGGATAATCAGGACTATGAGTTCTGTAGAATTTATCAGAACGAGCGTATGATAGTAGATGGTGGTCCAGAAATTGAGCGTAAGGTCATGCTCAACAACACTGGTAATGCTCGGTATCGTAGACTGTTTGATACTGATGAGCCAGCCGTTGGCGACGTGATGCACACCATTAAAGTACCGTGGTGCCAGGTTGGAACTAATTATTCCTGGGATCGTTTGGAAATCTTGCGTAATAAGAACTCGGCAAAAGGATTCATTGACCTTATGAAAGTTCGTAGGATTGATGGTCTCTGGTCTCTGGCCGACTTGATAGAAGACAGAGCCTGGAAGACCCCTGATACCTCATCGGACGATCTGTACCCGTATGGCGTTCCGTATTACCTTACGTATTACACAGACGCTAGTGGTACAGTCAACACGAGTGCTGGTTTTAGCGGTGTAGCTGCCAGGTTTCAGGATGGTACCTATACCGGTACTATTGCTGGCATAAATGCTACCAATGAAGCAAAGTGGCGTAACTATTGTGCATTGTATACCAATGTCAATAATGCTATGTTGAAGGCTTTCCGTACTGCGTTTGTTGCCACAAGGTTCAAACCACCGTTGTTCATCAATGATCCGGCTTCAAAGCGTACTGCACAGAAACGTGTGTATGCTAATCTTGATACTGTAACTGATCTTATGGATCTTGCGGATCAGAAGGATGACCGCCATAGTGGTAAAGATGTACTGTCAAACCTGAAGGTAGACGACGGCGGTCTCTGTTATGTCAACAGGCTTCCTGTCATCTATATTCCACAGCTTGACGGAGCAGACTACAGCCCGATTTACTGCATTGATTTTTCCAAGTTTATTCCTTATGTTCAGGATGACAACTGGATGCACGAAGACGACCCTCAGACCGATAGAGGTCAGCATACGACCTTTACCGTGTTCCTTGATGGTTCGCATAATAACCTGTGTTTAAACAGGCGTACATGTGGCTTCGTATTACACAAAGCTGCGTAATAAACTAGTCTGGAATTGGACTAACGTAACGCCGTTTGGAATTGAACGGCATAAATTAAAAGAAAGGTAAGAGAAAAATGAGTAAAATTTCATTTATGGGCGTTGGTGGATTTGATCCTATTGCCCAAACAAAACGAGTAGTATGGCGACCCGTTTCTACTGGCACCGCATTGAAGATAGGCGATCCAGTATGTTATTGTAAGGACGCTCAGGATTACAAGGAACGTACTACTAATCCGATAACTGGCGGGACGACTTATGCTGAGGGTGCTCAGACATACAACGGTCGTTTATTTGTTGTTGAGGAACCATTGATTGATAACATTGACCAGTTTGCTGGAATCGTTAAGAACCTTGGTTCTAAAGACGGTGCAGATGGTGATTTCATTGAAATCTACACGGCAAATTCTGGTGCAATAGTTCCGGCTAATGTAGTTCTAACAGCTACTACAGTGGGTAGAACTTTGTTGTCAGTTATGGTAGGGACCAGGACACTCGGTAGTCCGACCAGTGACATACCTGCTTATGGTGTAACTGCTGGTTCCACTGATTCTAAAGTAATCGGAATTGCAATGGAGACACTTACTGCCGCTGGCCTATGTTGGGTCAAACTTGATGAGAATAATTTTATCCATCAGGGTGGCAACATTGGTAATGAGTTTGTAGTAGCGGCGGTTGCTGATGATGTAACTGTAAATCAGATGAATGTTTCATTTGCTAATACGCAAGACCATTGCCAACTTTTGCATTATCGTGCAAAACTAACCGGCATTGGAGATGTTCATGCGTCAAGAGGTATATTCCGCTTTGACGCGATCTTAGACCATACAGGTGGTGAGTCCCATATTTATGGAATAGATGTGTTAATGGACATCGGTGACGGTGTCACCACACCGTACCTTGCCCCGCTTAAAGCAACTTTGCGTACACGAAGTGAGGATCCTGATTTGTCAGGTGCACATGGTGTGGCTTGTCTTATGCTTGAGTACATTATGACAAAAACCACGACAAGTGTACTCACTAATCCACCCCCGTATGGTGCTTTGATTCATGTAAATTCTGATGATGTTGGAACTACACCGAAGTATCTTTTCTTCTCTGATAAAGATTTATCATTGGCTGTAACGAGTGATGATATTGCTGCTGCTGATACTGCGGCGAAATCTATTTTGATTAGGTCCGGTGGTGTAGAATACCACATACCGATTTATACGGATGCGGAAATTGCGTAACTAACTGACTCAAACCCGGTGCTCCTTAATGTGGGGCATCGGGTTGGGTCTTAACTTAACCACGTTTTTTGAAGGGGATAAGAAAATGAAGAAATTTGAATTAGACTTGAGTGTGTATGAAGTAACAGTACAAGTACCTGTTACCAAAGACGGCCAGCATGTGTTTGAAGACAAAAATGAAGTGTACCCGCTGCAGGCAAATATCAACGCATGGCTTCGTGGCATTGGCATCTTCAAGAGTGGTGAGGACATCGCTGAGGCAGTTAGTGTTGCCAAGCAGATACGTGATTACGAGGGTAATTTAATCATTCTGGATGAGCGTGAAGCTGGTGTGCTGAAATACGCTGTAAATCGTTTAGTCGAATTAACAGCAGAGGGCAAAGCTAATCTCGGTGGCGAGGTACATGAAGAAGCCATCGTTAGAGTCATAAAGATGAAAGAAGTAGATTAAAACTAATATCTAAGCCTGACTCTGGCCCTCTGGTTAAAGACATGGGGGGTCAGATAGGGCTTTAACCCCGTGTCTTGGGAAGGAGACGATTATGACAGTACAAGAAGCAATACAGAACATTGAGAATGTGGTTTCTAGTTCCTTGATGAATTGTAAAGACCACGCAGCGTTGCAACAGAGTGTTGCACTCGTTGCACAGCAGTGTAAACTGGCAGAAGAATTAGCAAAGGAAAAGACGCATGAGTGAACCTACCGGGGCGTTAACATTTGAAAGTCTGGTTAGACGCGTAGCTGAAGAAGCAGGAATTTCTTATCACGGTTCTACTGGACAGGAACGGCCTAATGTTCCTATAGACGCACACGACCTGTTTAAGTGCAAACAAGTTGTCAATGATGGCATCAGGATGTTCATAGCTGATGCACCAGCAAATGGCTGGCGGTGGATGCGAAGGATAGCTTCTGTAACTATGACGGCCACGCGTATCACAGGCACAGTTGACAGCGTAAGTGGGACGGCACCTGGAACCTACACGCTAGTGGATGCTACGTTAACTGCTTCTTATGATACTGACGACGACCTTTTAAATTATTACATCTACATCCTGACTGGAACTGGTATAGGGTGTTATGCTAAAATAACAGGTTACACTGCAATATCTGGCACCATTACTGTGGCTGATTGGCTGGACTCCAATGGAAATGCAATTGCTCATACTGGTGGTGCAGTTCCGGTAGCTACGGATACATTTGCTATTACACCTGTTGAAACAGTTGGTGGAGACATAGCCAGGTACCCATTGCCGGAGAACTTTGGCGGCGATCCCGCTGGCAGGATAGAGTACGCTAGTAGCACGAATCATGCCAGTATAATAGACTGGTGTGACGAGTCATACATCAGAGCCAGGCGTTCAGTTTCAGTGATCACTGGCTACCCAAGGCACGCTGCAATTAGGCCATTGGAACCAGTAACGAGTTCTGCCAGTGCCAAGCGAAGGTTTGAGATTATTTTTGACCCCCAGCCGGTAGCTGCTGACACGGTAGAATTTCCATACACACTGCACTTTGATGACCTGCAACTTGAAGCCGGTGATGCCAGTTCGGTCAGTGGAACTACTGGTCTACTGGATACTGCTCTTAATGCTCTTTATCCAGATGACTATTTCAATGGATGGAAGATTAAAATAGTCAGTGGGACTGGTAAGAATAGCTATGCTAATGTTGATGACTATACAGGTGGCACAGCACAATTCGATGTGGTTGATTGGCTGTTTATCAGTGGTGCCGTTGGAGGCACAGACCCAGCAGCCAGTAGTGTTTATGTAGTTGAGCCTGTGAATAATCTGCATCCAGCGGGTTACAGATTTGATGAAATCATTTTGGCGGCTTGCATGGCTAAAGCTGAGATGGAGTTTGAGGACATAGCTGGCAACTATGTAGAGCAATATCACAAGAAATCTCTGACTGAAGCTTTTAGAATAGACGCCAGAAGTGCTCCCAGGCAACTGGGTTCAATGAATTTAGGAGAACGTCACGCACGCGAACGTACGTGGACTGATGTCGAATATAATTAAAAAATAGAAACGGAGAAACGAAAATGGCAGACCAGGAACCAAGAAGATGGCAAAGAGATGAATGGAAGGGCGAACTGCCCATCCTGTACAAAAAGTTGACAATAACAGATGCGGAACTCAAGTTATTGGTGGGCACGCCAAAAGAACTAGTACCAGCACCTGGAGCAGGTAAGTATGTCGAGATGGTAAGTCTTGACATTATCCTGCGTGCCGGTACAGAAGTCTTGACCGAGAGTACTGATAACCTGGTGGTTGGTTATAATGATGGTACTGTAGCAATAGGTGAAACTATTGAGACTACTACTTTTATAACCTCAGTAACAGACGCCATCACTCATTGGTTTGGCAAGAAAGATGATTTGATTGCTGATATATCGACTATAGTCAATCAGAACGTCGCCCTCTTAAACAACAGTGGTGATTTCGCCGGTTGTGCGAGTGGAGACTCTGCGTTGCTGGTTACGTTTGCTTACAGAATACAAGAGACGGGTCTTTAAGATTATCCCCGCGTGCGTGTTTTTGCATAGCTGTAACCGGGGGCTACAACCCTCGGTTACAGTATTATATCTTGATTGAGAGGAATTATAATGAAATTACCATTTCCATTTTTGGGTTTGGATAAAGGCCGTGCTGCACACCAGCAACCGCCCATAACTTCTCCAGACATGAGCAACGTGCGTCTCTATGACACGTTAGACAATAGAGCACGTGGTGGTCAGAGACCAGGGCTGGATAAGTGGGGTGCTGGGACGCGAATAGGTGGTGCAGAACAGCCTGTGGTAGCAATAATTTCAGTATCGAGTGTCGCGTAATATGGCTTTACAAATCTCACAACATGTTGATGATGCTGCTCCTAGTATTGCTGGTTGGCGATGTGGACAGGGCTTTACTCCTGCAAGTGATTTTTCAGTATCTTCTGTGAAGTTAAAATTTGCAGTATATCCGACATTTACAGGTGGAGTCTCCGATTTACAGGTTAAGCTGGAAGTGTGGAACGGTTCCGGCTGGGACAGCCACAGTGATACAATTCAACTTACAGGTGCTGGTTTGGTAGGGGATCACGCAGTACCAAATTCACCCAGCTACATTGAAAATGAGTTTGTATTTCCAACACCTATTCCAGTTGCCAATAGCGTGTTGCACAGAATAAGAGTGGTCTACATGCACGACACTGGGACAGTTCCAACTGGGTATTGTTGGTGTGCATCAACGGCCACGAATCCTTACGCAGGGGGTGTGGCGTATGACAACAACTTAAACACACAGGCGGCTTATGACTTATGGTTTGAAGTTCACGGGGATGTAAAACCTAACAAGCCTACCAGCCCCACGCCGTCGCATACTGATACTGGCATAGCACTTAATACGTCAGAATTGAGTTGGACAGCGGGAGCAAATACTGATACGTTTGACGTTTATTTCGGAGAGTCTGGGAGTGAGGTGCTCGTAGCAGAAGGTCAAGATGTCTCTGACGAAAACTGGGCCATATTATTTGGCTCGTTGGGTTATGGAACCACTTATGGGTGGAGAGTAGATGCGAGTAATTTTTATGGCACGACTACTGGAGATACATGGACGTTTACGACACTAACTTTCGACCCGCCTGTTCCATCAGGTCAAAACGGTATGTTGGTAGTTAAAAGGCTAGTGGCAGCAGCGAATAATAAATTTTGGTATGAGGACATCTAGTGGCAGCAGGAAAAATAGATGAACACACGCATAACACAGGGTCTACCAGCTTTAGTGGTGCTGACTGGGTTGCAATGAATTTTACAGCGTCTGAGTCTTACACAATAACAAGTGTGAAGTTGAATTTATTTAAAACAGGAACTCCAGGGACTCTAACAGTTTCGATAAGAAACACGACTGCTGATGTACCATCTGGTGGAGACTTGGCATCTGGTACATTCAATGCCAACGATTTGCTTGCGTCACCTGGGCAGTATGAAGAAATTACACTTGGAGCAGGATATTCTTTGGTTAGTGGTACTAAGTATGCTATAGTGTGCAGGTGTGTCGCAGCTTCTGTCTATTGGGGCCGTGGTCTTACTTATCCAGGTGGAGGTAGGTGTACATCTGCAAATGCAGGTGTAAACTGGGGGGCAGAAAGTGTTGTTAAGATGAACTTTGAAACTTGGGGAACGCCATCAAGTTCTATACCAAGTGACCAAGTGGTCGTTCGCAGGTTGGTCGCGGCTGGGAATAACAAATTTTATTATGAGGACTTATAATGGCAGCGGGAACGATGAAAGAATTAGCAGCGGCTGATGGTGATATAGATACTTCTGATCAACTTAATATGTTTGAAGCATTTCAGAAGGTGTTTGTGGTCAATGGAGCTAATTTAAAAATAGCAGACTTCGTCAATCACAAACTGTCTACGGCTGATATAAGGCCAAATGACACTACCAACATTGCTCCACTAAAGGGAACCATTCTAACTGGAGGCACCAGCAATGCAACCATGGTTGTAGATTACTGCAACGCTACCAATGGTGCAGCGTTGGTGTATGGCTATGTTACCAGTGGAACATTCGATGAAGCCGCTGAAGTAGTAACTGGCACAAATGCATCTGGCACTATAACAGCGGTTAGCTTCACACTTGACGCCGTACCAGTTGCAAAACCACATTGGTACGACTGGACAGTTATGAACAATGATACCTCTACTTACGGCACCATGCCCAACAAGGCCTACCTTGGCTGCTTATATCGTGGTCGTTGTGTTCTAAGTGGAAATCCAGAATACCCATATCAATGGTACATGACAAGACAGGCTAATCCGTTTGACATTGCTTATGCTGCCAATGACGCACAGAGTCCAGTTGCCGGTGGTAATTCAGATGCTGGTGAGATAGGAGACATCATACGTGCTGTCATCCCCTACAAAGACGACTACCTGATTTTTGGTTGTGCCACTTCTATGTGGTATATTGCTGGTGATCCAGCAGAAGGTGGTTCGTTGAATGAACTTGATTTAACAGTTGGCATGTTTGGAGCTAACAGTTGGTGCTTTGATGGTGCTGGAACCATGTATTTCTGGGGCACCAATGGCATCTACTCTACTACGATTCCAGGAACACCAAAGTGCATTTCACAGTTCAGCTTACCAGCTATAGTCGGCGATGAGGGTGCTGACCCTTCAACGCACCGTATCACCATGGCATACGATAGGTCACGGGCTGGACTCTTGATAAGCATAACCCTATTGGCAGATGGCTCCAATTCAAATTATTTTTATGATTTACGCACGGTTGACAAAACTGGTGTTGGTGGATTTTTTCCAGAAGTTTATCCTGAAGAATGTGGACCTTATTCTCTATTTTACTACGCAGCCAATGATACCGCTTATAGAGACTTGCTGGTAGGGTGCAGAGACGGATACATCAGGAAGTTTTCTAACAGTTCAAAAGATGATGACATTGGTGACACGAATGAGACTATTAGTAGCCATGTAGTATTTGGTCCGATTCCTGCTGGAAGTGACCCATTTAAAAAAGGCAAGTTAACTAAGTTGGAGTGCGTTACCGCAGGTGGCAGGTCAAATGGCAGTCAATTAGACACAGATGCTGCGTCTTACAAGGTTTTTGCTGATGACTCAGCAGAAGGCGTTCTAGAAAAAATATATGCTGACATTCCAAGTATTGCAGGGACCTTGAAAACTCCGGGTAGGCAACGAGGCGGGAGTATACGTAAGAAAGTTTCAGCCGCCTTTCTAGGTATCAAGTTATTCAACAGCACTGCTACGCAAACATGGGGTTTTGAACAATTGCTGATTGTGTTAAAAGATTTTGGGAGGATAAAGTAATGTCTAGAAAAGTTGTTAAGCCAACACCGAGTGAAAAAGCAGAAATTGATAGGCGTATGTTAAAGCAGTATGGACCCAAACGCATTTATAAGAAAAAAGGGACTTGGGCTGACAAGTTAAAAAGCAACGTAAAGGCTTACTTTAAGGAGGAGAAGAAGAAAAAGAAGAAGAAACACGATACTGCTAGGACAAGTGCTGTTGAAGCTCAACTAAGACAGAGTGGTATGACAGAACAAGAAATTAAACGCTTGAGAGGAAAGTAATGGTTACAAGTTATTATGAACGTGGTGCTACTGGTGTCGGTGGAACTACTCAACAGATTGCCGCAGTCAACA